GAGAGAGAGGATAAGGTATTTAAAGAAGTTGAAAAAACAGAGGATATAGTATTGAAGGTATATTGGGATGCAAGGTCTTGGGTGAAAACAGGATCTGACATAGTAGTTCCAGATGGCTCAATACAAACAATAGGCAAGATGACTGACTTGCCAAAAATACTAAGAGCTAAAGAGCTAATAGTACATAAGGACATAAAAGATTTAGGTGTTCAAAAATTCCAGAGAACTGGAGATTGGATGCCAGCAGGGCTTAAGCAGAATAAGTATTTTGCGTGCTTTTGGGAAAGAGTATAATGAGAATAAGCGTAACACTCAAAGAAACAACTAAGCAAATAGAAGAGAAAATAAACAAAGCCTTAGTTGAGCATATAAATTCAAAGCTTAGGGCTGGTTCTAACAAAGCTATGTCAAAAGCAAGAAGATATGTAAAAGAGTGGATACTTAAAACGCCAGAGATGCAAAGCATAGCCACAGGAGGCGAGCTTGCGGGAAACCTTGGCATCAGGGGTGGCACAGGGGCTAGTATAGCTGCTTCGATAGCAGACGCTGTTGCTCTTTCAACTGTATTTGAATTCACACCATTTAACAATAAGCTAAAAGGAAGGGCGGTGCTTAATTTTCAACCTATTTCTTTTGCTAACCTATTATCCTTGCCGGCTGGTTATACAGCTACCAAAAAGGGTGATAGACTGCATTGGCTTGACTGGGTACTGAAAGAGGGGAACAAGACTATAATTGTTGGATATGAATACTTCCCAGATACAGGCAAGGGAAGATCAGGCTTAGGCAGCATGAAGCAGGGATCAATGTGGAGAGTCCCTCCGCAATTTGCCGGTACAGCCACTGATAACTTTATAACCCGAGCATTTCAGGGTAAAGAAAAACAAATAGAATCATTGTTTTCAGAAATTTTGAGGTAGAAGATGTCATTTCACTTAAAAGGATTTAATAGTGTCAAAGACACTACCTTAAACAATGAGATACAAGACAACATGGTGGAGTTCTTTGATTGGGCTCTACTTAAAAAGGGCAATTACTTCAACGTCACACTTGGAGAAACTGCGCCAAATGGCTATGATTACAGTAAGCTGAGATTGTCCTCAGATGAAAGATTCACAGCTGGGACTTGTTGGGAAGGAGTCAGAAATAATTGGGTATGGCAAAGTGGGGTCAATTATTCGCCAGCACCCTTAGTTGGTACTAACAATACCAAACCGGGAATATCAGGAGTTTACGTAGACGATACATTTTATCCTACTACGACGACGGGCGATTATGCTCATCATGTAGATTACTTTAATGGACGAGTTTTGTTTGATAGCCCAATACCAACAGGTAGTAAGGTACAAGTAGAACATAGTTATAAGTGGATAAATATTGTTTATGCAAATAGCGTTCCTTGGCTTAGAGAAGTTCAGTATAGATCTTATGATATAAATGGTGAATTTTTCCAAGCTGCTAAGGGAGACTGGGACATGCCTCCAGAAGCTAGACTGCAATTACCTGCAATAGCCATAGAGATTGTTCCACGAAGGACTATCACTGGATATCAGTTAGGCGGCGGTTCGTATGTCGATACAGACGTATTGTTCCACTGTTTAGCAGAAGATGAAATGACTAGAAATAAATTAGTTGACATAGTATCATTACAGAATGATAAAACCTTTTATGCGTTTAATAGTAATTCTATAGCGGCTAGTGGAGATTTTCCACTGGATTATAAGGGTTCGCCAGTGTCTGGCGCAATGAATTTTGAACAACTTGTTTTGAAACACTATGGGCCAGATATAAGGCTTAAAAACTCTTCAGTTCAGGGCATGGACGTTATAAACAGCAATTTCTGCGCTGGCATAGTCAAGCTCACGGCTGAAGTAATAAAAACTAACGTATAAATTTTGTGTATAATACAGTAGACAAACTTTCTAACTAGGAGAGAATTAAAATGGCTATATCAGCAAATAATAGAATTTTCTATGCCTGCCAAGCTGTTGGCTTCAAAAATATGGGCCACGCAGCAACTGAGTATGAGATTGCTAAGGGTGTGCAGAGCGTAGGAATTACAACTAACTTTAATTTGGAACAGGCTTTTGAGCTTGGCCAGATTCAGATTTATGAAAACATCGAAGGTACTCCAGATGTTGAAGTAACCATGGAAAAGGTTATCGACGGAGCTCCACTTTTGTATCACCTAGCGTCACCAAGGGCAACCTCAAATGGTCTTGTTGGCCGTTCTAAAGAACGATGTGACGTGGCTCTTGGTATCTGGAATGACGGCTTTGACTATGTTGGTGAGCAGGGCGCTATAAATGCCAACAAGCCTCAAGTTCAAGTTGACATGTCTGGTATGTATATTTCCTCTGTCAGTTACAGCATCCCTGTAGATGGAATGGCAACTGAGTCGATTACTTTAGTTGGTAATCACAAAGCTTGGTTAAGAGACACCAGTACTAACCTTAATCCTGCAGGCAATAACTTTGGTTCTGATTCACCTGTGTCTTCCGGCCTTGGTGGTATTCAAAGAAGAGAAAATGTGCTGCTATCAAACTGTGTCTTCCCAAGAGATATTCACGGTACAAATGGTAGTGGTCTTGGAAATGGTTACGATAGTAGCAATAAGATCCCTCGTGTTCACTTCCAAAGCTTTAATGTAAGTACTGACTTCTCAAGAGAAGACATCTTAGAACTTGGTAGAAAAGCTCCATACTATAGAGCTACCACGTTCCCAATCGAAGTTAGCTGTGAAATCGAAATGATTGCAATTTCCGGTGACTTCATTGGTGCTTACGAGTACGGTGATCCAGCACTGTTTGATGATGGCGAAAGCGCTACTATCGCATCCGGTAACAATACTAGAGAAGAAGCCATCATGTTAACCTTGGAAAACGCAACATGCTTTGACCTCGGCGTCAAAAACAGACTTGCTTCTGTAAGTTACGGTGGTGGTGACGCTACTGGTGGTAACGTAAGTATTACTTACAGCTTTACCAACTTCAATGACTTAGATGTTATTTCGAGTGGTGACCCAGCACTGGCTGCACTTGGTAATGGCGGCACATTGAATTACTCACCTCACCAATCAGGCGTTGCTCGCTTTGGCTTGGGTGTGTTTAATAAATAGTAGTTTGATACTATTTGGATATACGCCGCAGTTTGCGATAGCTGTTTAGGAAAGCAAGTGGCTTGCGGCTAAGGAAGGATTAATTATGATATATATGTACTCCCGCTATGAGGTTTTGTAATGAAGCAGCATACGCGGGAGTATTTTGTATCTAGAGTCAGATCAGGTCTATACATAGTCAAACATGCAGGCTTAAGATTGATTATTAGACCGCACGACATAGAACAGGAATTAGAATCAAACCTAGTATACCAAGAAGCTTATGAAGAAGCGTCCCAAGACGGTATAATGACTGAGGACGAGATGGAAGAGTGGATGTTAGAAAAAGGTTTGTGGTCTAAAGAGGAAGACAACGTAATAAAAGGGGTTAAAAAAGATATAGATAAGTTACGTGTTCAGATGTATGAGAATAGAAATAAGGACGATGTAAAAGAAGCAGCACGTAGATATTTAAGAGCGGCGGAAAGGGCATTGGTAGAAAGGCTCCAAAAGAAAACTCAGTTCATTGCAAACACCTGCGAAGGATTCGCAAAGACTGAGCAACACAGGTGGTTGGTTCAAAACTCAACTTATTGTAATGGTGACAGATTTAAGTTTTCAGATGTAATACTTGATGAAATAATTTCTCTCCAACAACAACAGGTATTATCCGAGAAACAAATCAGAGAACTTGCTCGTAATGAGCCTTGGCGTTCGATATGGGCACTAAATGATAAGGTCAAGTTTGAGCTATTTTCAAATGCGGACAAGGAATTAACGGTAGACCAAAAAAATTTAGTTGTATGGTCTATGATGTATGATAATATACAAGAAGCCGCCGAAACACCGTCAGAAGATGTTATTAATGACGACGATGTTTTAGACGGCTGGTTTATTGTACAAAGAAAGAAACGAGAAGTTGAGAGCGCTCAGAATGATTTTGAGAACTCTACTAAGAATGAAAGAATCAAAGGTGCTGGTGAGATTTTTGTATTTGCGAACAACCAAAAAGAAGCTGAAAAAATTGACAACATGAATACTACTCACGCAAAGATAGTTAAGCGCCAGAGGAATGCACAGATAAGAGCGTCATCAGGGCAGGTTGGTCAAGACCAATTCCGAGATGAACAGTTGAAAATGACAACACGACAAAATCAAATGTTTAAGGATAAATTCAAGAGGTAAAGGATATGGATAACTTCAATAAATTAATCCGTGATAAATCGGATTACAAACAGCAAAGGGAGGACAAATTCAAAGTAGACTCAAGAGATAGATTGTCTAAGATAATCAGGAAGAAGATTGAGACTACTATGATTGGTGCTCTTAGTAGTGTAGAAGAACACTTTGGGTTTTTATGGGCTACTGAAGATGGACAATTGACTGACGAACAAAGGTATATGAAAGAAACATATCAGAAGATTCGCTCAGAGATATTAGATAAAGGTAATACTCAAGCCAGAAATGTTGATGCAGAACTAGCACAGTATGACGTTAAATGGCTAAAATACTCTATACAAATTCCCGTAGTAAATAAAGAGAATAATTAAGGAAGGAAATTATGGCTAATCCAAAAGAAAAAATCGTAGATGTAACATTAGATAATGGTGAAAAGGTCACTATTAAAGTTGTCAAACCAACCAACCGTGTTAACTCACGGGCTCAACGTATTGGTGCTACAGTCTGGACTGAATGTATTCAGGACGGCGTTATGACCAAGCAAGAGCTGAAGACACTAATGGAAGATAAAGGTATCTGGGGAAAAGCCCAAGAGACCAAACAAGAGGAGATCCAAGCTGATATAGCCGCCCTAGAAAAGCAGCTTTATATTAATAAGAAGAAGAAGATTAAGCTGTCTGAGGCAAAAGACATTGCCATGCAGATGAAGAAGAAAAGAATTGAGCTTAGAGACCATATTGCTAAAAGGTTAGAGCTCGAAGGCAATACTGCAGAAGCGCTGTCAGACAACGCAAAATTCGACTTTTTAGTAGCAAATTGTACACTATGGGAAAATGGAAATAAAGTGTATAATAGTTTGGATGAGTACCAAGATTCTGCTGATGATGCGCTTGCTTTTACGGCTGCGGCCACTCTAGCAGAGATGATTTATGCGATTGATGCTGAATTTGAAAGAGGACTACCTGAAAACGCTTTCCTTAGAGCTGCTGGCATTATCAATGAAGATATGGAGTATGTAGATAAGGACGGTAATAGAGTTGATTCTAAGGGCAAGAAAATCAACGATTTAGGGTGGTATCTTGATGATGATGGCAATCGTGTTGACGTAGATGGAAATCCACTTAATGAGGACGGCTCGTTTGTCCCACAGGTTTCCTATATTGATGATGAGACGGGTAAAGAAATCAGCATTGAAGCTGAAGAAGAACCAGAGGAAGAGGTAGAGGAGGAAGAAGCTAGCGAGGAACTCGAAAGTAATAACCATGTACGGACAGCAAAAGGGTAGTGTAGTTACAACCTTTAAAGGTAACTTAAATGTCAAGATTTGTACTAACTGCACAACTGCAACTACAAGCGCCTACTAATACTACGCAAATAGTTACCCAGATGCAGCAACAGCTGTCGAAGGGCGTTAACGTTCAAGTTAAGGTTCAGCAGGGCAAGCAGGCCACAAAAACAGTTCAAGATTTATCAAAAGCCACTAAGACAGCAGGCGATAGAGCCGCAGCTATGGGGAGATCCTTTGCTGTGTCGTTCAAGCGATTTGCTGCCTTCTCGCTTGCAACAAGAACTGTTGGTCTGTTCACAAGAAGTCTTTCTGACGCAGTTGGTGAAGCCTTAGACTTTGAGCGACAACTTATCAAAGTTGCACAGGTTACCGGAAAATCCGTATCCCAGTTATCTGATTTAACTAGAGAAGTTAGAAGTTTAGCTATTGGACTTGGTGTTAGTTCTCAGAAGCTTTTAGAGGTTAGTAGAGTTCTTGCTCAGGCCGGTTTATCCGCCGATGAAACTAGGGTTGCGCTTTCTGCCCTTGCCAAGTCAGCCTTAGCTGCTACCTTTGATGACATCATCCAGACTACCGAAGGTGCAGTTGCTATTTTCAACCAGTTTGGTCAGGGTGCTGCTGCTCTAGAAGGCCAGCTTGGTTCTATCAATGCTGTCGCTGGTCAATTCGCTGTTGAGGCCGGTGACTTAATCGCAGTTATTCGTCGTACTGGTGGTGTGTTTAAAGCTGCCGGCGGTGATCTTAATGAACTTATTGCCCTCTTTACATCTGTCCGTGCTACTACTCGTGAGTCCGCAGAATCTATCGCTACAGGTTTGCGTACTATCTTTACACGTATTCAGAGACCTAGTACAATTAGGTTCCTTGAAGATCTTGGTATAAAACTTACTGACGCTGAAGGTAAGTTTGTTGGTGGTTATAAGGCGATTCAGTTGCTTAGCGAGGCGCTGAAAAACATTCCTGCCGGTGACTTACAGTTCATCAGAATAGCTGAGCAGCTTGGTGGTTTCCGTCAAATTGGTAAGATCATCCCATTGTTAAGTCAATTTGGTGTTGCTCAAGAAGCATTGAATGTTGCACTTGCCGGACAGAACTCACTAACTAAAGACGCTGAAACTGCTCAAGGCGCTTTACTTGTTAGAATTACTGCGCTCAAAGAACAGTTTTTAGAGTTTGTTGCGAATGTAACTAAAAGCCCAACTTTCCAGATTTTAACCAATACCGCTATTTCACTTGCTACTGCTCTTCTGAAAGTGGCTGACGCTGTAAAAGTATTAGCTCCTTTACTTACTGCACTTACTGCTATTAAAATAGGCGGCGCTTTGTCTGGATTTGCCAGTGGCTTTCTTGGCGGTGGAAAAGGCCCTAGAGCGTTTAATAGGGGCGGTTTAGTTCCCGGCACTGGCAACAGAGATACTGTTCCTGCCATGCTAACACCCGGCGAGTATGTTATTAGAAAGTCTAGTGTTGGTAAGATTGGTGTCGATAATCTTGCTGCTATGAACTCTGGTAAGAGGTATGCCAGTGGAGGTATTGTTGGCCAAAGCAAGGTCGGGACTGTAAGTGCTGACATCTTTGGCTCACACGAGATGAAGTTGCAATCTCAAAGCGCTTCAGAGCTGTTTGACAAAAACCCTGATAATGCTTTTGAGTTCCCCGGCGGATATAAAAAGTCCTCAATTAAAAAATCAATAGAAAAACGACTTGCAGGCGATCCACAACTACCGCAAGCATTGCAGTCTGCAAAGAACGTTGTGAGTGGAGCAATAGGTAATTTACCTAAAGTAACCGTAGCACAGGGGCTAGATGACAACTTAAGCATGGCATTTGATAATGCTTTAGACGATGGCATATTAGCTGCGGTGAATGCTACAGCCACAGGTTTCATGAAAAAAGCCTTTGGTAAAGGCAAAGACTTTAAGTATAAGTCAGATATACCCAAAGACGATATGTCAAAGGCTTTTAATGCTGGAGCCAAGGGTTCTATCTTTGAAATGGTTGTGGCATCTATTGCTGGAGCGCCGCTGGACAATATTAAAAATACAACAATGCCATTTGACTTCACTAGTGGTATAGGCAAACTATCTAGCGTATACGACAAGATAAACATGCCATATGTTGACGCAAAGCTTACAGGTAAAGCATCTGGAAAAGATGTAAAGGTTGATCCAACAACAGGCGATGTTCAGAATTTATCTAAAAATGTAAAGCCAGAAGAATTATCTAAAAAAGTCGGTAATCAATTTGTTATGGAGATTGCTGACGAAGCGCACAAAGCTGCGATGCAGATAGCTGGTCAGGGGCAAGAGGGCGCGAAAAAGGCTTTCTTTGGCGGCGCAATTAAAAAATACGCAACAGGTGGAGCCGTATCAGATACAGTTCCCGCTATGCTCACTCCCGGCGAATATGTTATTAATAAGGATGCGGCGCAGAGTATTGGCAAGGGCAACCTTGACCGCATGAACAAACGTGGTGTGACCGGCTTTGCTAAAGGTGGAGCTGTGGGTCAAATTCCGGGTGTTCAGTACTTACAGGCAGGTGGAATGGCCGGCGGAGCCGCAGTTGGTATGGCAGCTATAGCAATGTTGCCTTCCATGATAGAGCAAGCTTTTGGCCCAATGGAAGGTGCCATGAAAGCCTTCTTTGACAGAATTACAGTTGCCGTTGTAATGATGATGGGTCTGAATAAGGCTTTCCAGCTTAATAAACAGGTATTGACTGGCTGGGGAGCTGGCGTGGAAATGGCAAAGACCAAAAACCACGAACAAGCCATGGAAAGTGTCAAAGCAGCAGCTGCTACAGCTAAGGAGACGGCTGCAAGACAGGCCGCTACCGCAGCAAACCAGAAAAACGCTCAATCGTCTATGACTTTAAATAAAGAGCAAATGGCTGATATGACTATGCGGAAAAAAGCAGTTGCTACGATGGCTGCGCAGAACGCACAGTTGGTAAGAGGCAGTAATGCGCATAAGCAGATGACTGCTATAATTACACAGGGAATGTCACAATTTAAAGCATCTCTAAATCCTAAAGATTTCAAAGTAATGCAAGCTGGCATGAACGAAGTTGCTGCTAGCACTGACAATCTAGCCACTAAGCAGGCAAAATTAAGTCAATTCATGGAATCATTTGCTGCATCTACAATGAGAGGTAAAAGTGCTGAAGACGCAGCAGTATCGGCTGTTACCAAGACTATAGCTGGCGAACAAAAGAAACACGTAGTTGTACAAAAAGCAACAGCTGCTTTCCAAAAAGTCAGCGGTGTAGTAATGGACACTGCAAATAAGATTCGCAAATTTGGAGAAAATTTACAGACAGCGGCAATGGTTGTTGGTAGTTTGATTATGGCCGTTAATATTGTCGGTGAAATGATGAAAGCAAGTGCTGAAAAGACTATCGAAGACTCTATAGAAAGTGGAGACTTTGAAACAGGCAGAGGAGCTGTAGACTCGGCTGTAACAGGAGAAATGGTTGCAAAATCTGGGCAAGATGCGATGATGGCTAGTATCGTTGGTGCTGCGCTGCTTGGGCCTTTCGGGGCTATTTTAGCTGGTGTAGGAACATTGCTTTACAGCCTCTTTACGTTTGACGCAGAAGGCGCGAGGCAGAAACAGCTTGAAAAACTAGCTAAGGCTGAAATGACTTCGCTTAAAGATAGGCAAAAAGTACAGCTAGAAGCAATAAAAAATGCTGGTCAGGTAACTGGGCAAGCTCTGACTGATCTAGCTAATAACTTCAAGAGAAATAGGGAATTACTTGCCAACATTATTAATCCAGATGAGCAAGCAAAGGCGACTAAAGAACTAGATGCTGCTGTATTAGGTGCTGCTGCCAGTATGGGTGGTCTTGCCAAAGATCAGGCGCACTTAGATTCGATAGTTCAAGAATTGACAAATAGTTCTGCAGGATTAAGCACTGAGATTAAAGATGCCGCACAGTCAGCATTCAATTTGGCGCAGGCTGCGGCTCAGGCAGCAAAAGCAAACTTTGATGCGGCAATAGCAACCAATACATTTAACGCCGCTTCTTTAGGTGTAGAAAACTTTGTCAAGTCCCTTGAGTCAGGTTCTAGTCGATTAGGCCCAGCTATCAAAACGCTGGAAGAAAATCTGAAGAACTTTGCGATGGGTGATGGTGCTGCTAATATAGAAAGATTAAGAGGAGAAGCTCTTGGTGCGCTAGGAAATGCTGGAATTGGATCTGGCCCAGTAGTCGATGCTATCAATAGACAGACAGATATATTAAGAGAGGTAGCAGATGCACAGTCTAAACTTCCAGAGGCTGTCAAGGCTCTTGAGGGTAACATTACAGCCGGCATGACTGACGAGGCTGTTAAGGGTGAGCTAGAGTCAACAATACTAGGCACACTTGGTGTTGATCGCGATAGCGACATAGGTAGACAGATGTTAGCTGCCATCGCCAAGTTAGATGAAAAAGCACTATCTCTGATAAAGAGCGGCAGTTTTGACTTTACTAAGTTCTTGGAAGATGCAAATAAGGGCCTCTCCACTCTTGGTACAGGTGCAGTTAATGCATTCAAAGCGATAGAAAAGCACGAAGCTACAATTGCTAAGATGACCAAGAAAAGAATTGACATGGAGGGCAAGTTATTAGTAGCTCAGCGGGCTGCTATTGATGCTCACCTTGAAGCCGCTGAAATTATGGCTGAGTTTGGAGGAAGTGCAGTTACCGGCGAAATGCGAAAGCAGGCTACTCTTGATAAGATGAACTTGGCCACGAGCCGATTGGGTCTTGGTGAGCTTACAACTGGAAGCGCTGCAGAACTAGGTGCTATGTCCCAAGCCATCACAGCTCAATTTGCTGAGCTTGAGACACGAGGTCGTCAGCCCGGTGCATTTGCGGGTGGCTCAGGCATGGATGCCGATAGAAGAAAGGAATTGCAAGCAGCTCAAAAAGACCTTGCCGCCGTAACAAAACAACTTATTCAGTTAAACAGAGAAGAGCTTGAGATACTCAAGAAGAAAAATGCGCTTGAGAAAGAATCTCTTGAAGCAGCTATCGCTGGCGATTTAGAGAAGTTCCTTAAAGACAGCATGTCCGTTGGAGCCACAGCCCTTATTGCCACCGGAAATGAAGCAATGGCCCAATCACTCTTTGGTATTGAAGGGGTTGCTGGCGCATTTGAGAATGTACAAAAAATGCAAGAAGATGGTGTTCAGAGCATTTTTGGTCAGTCGCTTGGTGGTCAAGGTGGAGTGGCAGAAAGAGCCGCTGGAGCTGCGCTTGGAGCTAGAGGTATAGAAGACCCAAGGATGGCCGCATTATTAGCGGGAACAACAATGCAAGAAGAATCACTAAAAGCACAGAACAGAGCATTGGCCGGTACTCTCTCTACTATAGCAGACGGTCAAACAACAATGGCAGAGATGCAAGTTCAATCAGCGCAGATAGCAATTGATAACGCTAATGTGATGTTTAGCAGTGGACTGCAACAGGCAAATGCCCAACTTCTAAGCAGAGGTGGAACTGTATATGCTAAAGACGGAATAGAATTATTCAAGCCTAGAGGAACTGATACCGTCCCAGCCATGTTGACACCGGGAGAGGTTGTAGTGAATAACAGAGGAGCTAACGCCGGAAACAACAGAAGTCTTTTAAGAAGAATGAATAATGGTGAAGCTATTGGTTCGGGCGGACAAATGGGAGCAGGTATTGATCCAAACGTTGTAAAACAATTAATTACGGGATTAAATACATTTAATACTAGTTTAGCTCAGAACATAGAAAAATTACAAAACACCAAGTTCCAGATTAAACTTGATACTACAAATGTTAATGTTAATCTAAATGGTGGAAGTTTCCTATCAGGACTTAAGGAAGAGTTAAAGGGAGAGTTAATGGCAGATGTCGGAGAGAAAATCAAAACGCTCAGGTTTGACGAGTCAGGTAACGCTTCTTTTAGCGAAAGTTTAGTATAACTAAAGGATTAATAAATGTCACTACAGTGCCTTTGTGTAAAAAGAATATCACAAGAGACATCAAGCGCAGGTTCTATAAGCGCGAAGCTTAGTGCTGCACCCACAATGCTTATTGCTAAAAATATAAGCATAGGTTCATCTATAGAGGCACCTCTTAAAAAAGAAGTAAATTTTTCTGCCACGCTAGACACAAATAATTATCTACAGACTACAGTAGAAGAGCCGCGTAAGCAGATCAGATTGCCTAGATTGACTGGAGACTTGCAACTGTTTGGCAAGCCTACCGCAGAGGTAGAAATTACAGCCAATACCAACGCCGACTATGGTATAAACCAGTTACTTTCAGCAATAACTGATATTGAAGTCACAGCAGATAAATTTCACGGAACATTTAAAGACTATCTTTGCTCACAAAAATTATATCCTATTGGCGATATAGAAACTGTGATGAGTGGTAGCTATTTTGTAAACGAATTAATACAAAGTGGCAACCTATATGCAAGTATTGATGAAGGTGTTTATACTGGAGATTATGATCTTCAGGGCGGTATTAGTAATATACTATCAGACGATAATGCTACGTTCATAACGCCTTCCGCTGTGCAGACAGAAGGTATATTCAGATACAAATGTGAAGTTGCAAAGCCTATCACTGCTGAGCATAGTAGCTTAGTTATCAGGGCGACAGCTCCAATAGAAAATAGAGTCAGCCAAACTCCTCCTCAATATACGCTGAATAATATGAAGCTAGAAGATCCTGCTGGCAATCTTATTATTAAATATGAGGATATTGTAGTTCGCGGTGATGCTGACTTCTCAACCGGAACAAATAAAAACTGGGCCACGTATGTAGCTCAACCCACAGAGAACAGGTTTGCCTTAAACACTTGGGACGATCTTTTTCCTAAGCTGAATGATGATAGTGGATATACATTAAACATTGATGTAACAGTACATGATTTCGACGATCCTTTTGACGAGGGTTTTGACCTTGGATTTGAAGAAAATGATCTAGGCTATGACCCAACGGTTATTGGCAATGATGACTATTTAGGCATTGGAGCTTCACCTTTAGGAACTACGTTCCAAGGTTATATAAATCCCAACAACTCTATTAGAATATCTGCTATAGAGATATGTAATAGTGGAGCATACGATGTTAGAGTTGGTCAAAAGTTCAATATGTTTTTGGAAGTCGAGCCAACTGGTACACGACTCCAAAGAGAGATTAAGCCAACACAGTTTAAGTTAGCTACATTTGATACTGGCATATATCCAACATCTAGTAGCGTTTGGCAAGATGGCACTTCTACTTATACTAATGAGACCACAACAGGCGCTTCTAAATTATTAGACGTACTTACTAATGAAGCGACCGGCGATTATATTAATCTGCAATCTACGTTTGGAGTTGTAGATTCTGGCAAACTAATTCTTGAGTTTGGCCACAAAACACCAAAGGGCGTATTTGGCCTTATGGATGGGGAGTTTGGTTTTGGTGTTCCAATTAGCGGCGCTTTCAAAACAGCAGGCAAAGGCCCGCTTCCAATCTTTGACAACTTCTTTGTTGTTGATTCTGTCTCTCTCAAGGTTACAGCTAAGAAAGCAGTCGGATCTAGAGATTATGCAATAGACGTTGTTGGCTACAGCGATGACAAGATATTAAATATTACCAATGCTTCTGGTGGATTTTTGCAGAACACAGAGGGTACAGGTACTATACCTACTACCACTGGAAACTTATCTTCTAATGTAAGTGCAATTTCTGCTGAGACCCCATCTAGTGCAGATGAATACTTTGAAACCAATCTCACAAATAATGCCGGTGGCGATCACTACAAACTGCCTTCTCCTGTCGTTAATACAACTAGCTTTGCAGAATATGAAATACCTCTAAAAGTATATGCTGATACAGTAACTCTTGGTGTTTCAAATGACTACACATCTAGTTCATACTTTGAGAAGATAAATCTAGACATTTATCCACTCCCAAGCGGTGCATCAATCTCCGATATAAAACTTGTAGTAAACTTTGCACCATCTCACGCAATGAAGCTACATACCATTGGCTATGAGGGCATACAGGTATATGCTAATAAGGTTGGTGAAGAATTAAAATTATATCCAACTAGCAGACAGTCTTCTGACTCAATGCTAAATACTGGCTCTGGCTTTGCCCCTCTCTCACAAATAGCAAGTATTCCACACGGCTTCAAAACTCCAGATACACTCAAATCTAATTATTCCAGAAGGTGGCGAGGAATTGAGGGTGAGGCAACGACGCCGTTTGCCCCAGCGTTTGGCCTTGGCTACGAAAAGAATTACCTAGACAGCCCATTTGTATCTGGCTACTTTGACTTTAACTATGATAACGGCACAAGTATTTTACCAAGAGCAGGAACACTTACTGGTACTCTAACTTCTAATTATGGCACTCATCATATAGAAAATATAGGCTTACGATTCCAAAACTCAAGTCTATTCTCTGCAGAGCTGCCATCCCATACTCATTCCTACGAGACCATAGACTGGACGGCTCTAGCAAATGGCGGGGATAACTTCCAAAGTCATGAGCTATACGGAAGAATTTCTGACGGCTTTAACAACGCAGTAAGACTATCAGGCGTAAATTCGTACATTGATTTTGGCGACGTTGATATAGATCAAGCATTTAGTATGTTTGTTCGTTTTAGCCCCGACGCAAGCGTCAGCGGTTCTTCTTACGACCTATTCCAGTCTGGTGTTCTTGTCTCTAAGTGGGACAACGGAAAAGACCTAGAGTTCATGCTTGCATATGAAAATGATTTATTAACTTTCATAGCAAAGGGAACTAACGGCACTACATATAAAGTAACTGATACTGTAGAATATAGTGGTTACTACTTCCCGCTTTCTGTTATTGCCACGTATCAAAGTGGAGACCCATACCCATTAAAGCTGTATACTGACAACGAATCTATCCCTAGTTGGAATACACTACGAGCTAGTGGCGGTGCAGGTTTGGAACTTAATCTGGGAACTAGCACGCTTAAGTTAGGTAACTCTCCGGGCTCTGGCGTGGGCATGAATATGTTCGTTACAGACTTTGGTTTGTCTAACGAAGAAAATATAAAAGATCCTACCGTTACGCCTCAGCTGGATAAGTATCAAGTAAATGCAGCATCATTCTTAGAAAATCATAGATTAAAATTCTGGCACTCTGGTGAAGCATACACTTCAGATGATTACAAGCTATGGGATAGGCTTAATGAAGATACAAGAAACTGGACTCTTGGCGCGTTCAAATACGGCAACTTCTCTCCTGCGTTTGATTCATTCACAAAGAGAGAGGGTAGAGACTTTGTTCGCTTTAATATTAAGCACGATGGTGTCAGTTATATAGATAAATCAGACAACGCAATGCCAGTCAATGTTAGCAGTGGTGTTGCATACCATACTCAGATAGAAAATGACTTCTTAAGATTTAATCTAACTGATTCACATGATAGATTCCACTCTATTGGCCCTAGAATATCAAAGGAACTTCCTAGAGGATATAGCTTCTCTGAGAGAGCCCTTGTCGTAGAAAGTGTTATAGAGCATGTGACCAATAACGATATTGTATGGAGTGACGGCAAAGTCGGCCCTAAACTCATCGTCAGCCTTTATACAAAGAATCAAGAACCAAGTCACTATGCAACAGAAAACTTTGGCCTCGTCAACAGAGCGATACACTATCTTGAGCCTTCTGGGTTTATCCACAGGATAGACAGCACATTCGACTACGACAGCCTGACTGACACCTCTGAAAGCTGGGCGGTATATCCAACTGGCAGACATCTTACAGAGATGGGTCACAAGTATGATGCGAATGATATAGACAAGATGTTCTTACAGTACGACCTAGTGTATCCATCTGGTGGAGCGTTTGAGTCAAGGCTAGACATTCACTCCGCTCACATCCGACTTGAGCATGGGTATCTTAAATCTTCTGGTATACATGCGGCAGGCATGAGCGGCATCATAATGCATACCAGTGGCGAACTAAGACCTAGAGAAACTATGAACCTACACTTCTTAGGAAGTAGCGGGATTGATAATCTCTGGGGAACAGTCGGAACATCAGGAATGTTCTTGCACACCATGTACTCTCCAACTGGTGTGAGTGGAACAATGAATATCGCTATCAGCGGAAGAAACGCATCTGCTGATGGGCTTATGAACTTACATCTTGCTTCAATATCGGGTCTTTCTGGTAATCTGAATATGTTTGTCTCTGGTGAGGCAAGAGCATTTACTCAGATCAATGCTTATCTCCACAATACATTTGAAATGTCTAGTGGTAGCTTACCTTTGACGATGTTCACGCCCGCACTTTCTGGCTTCCAAAGTAGGATGCCTCTCTCCGTATTTAGTGTGTCCAAGCCTTCGTTTAGCAGCTCTGGAAGTGTAATATTACATGCTAACGGATCAGAACCACTGGAGAATAGATTCCCATCAGGCACCATGGGTGTAACTTTGTTTGCCCCTCAGACGCCTAGCTCAAACTTGAATCTATTCCTAAGTAACATAGCATTATCTCAGTCTGCATCTGGAACTAGTATACTCCACACTACTAGTTATGCCTTGGATTCTGGTGTGAATTTCTTTAAGTGGGATGGCACTAACTTCGGGAAAGAAATTACTGTAGATGACAATACTTTTGCTTCTAAGCCAGCAGACGATGAAATTAGAGGTGTTGATATCATATGTCATGGTTCCTGCGGTAGCTCAAGCACAGACAAGTGTAATGAATCCAAAGTTGTATCCCATGAAACACAGTGGTTAGGCGAAGAGTGCGTTGAAGGCGGAATATTTAGAGCTGAAAGAACTTATACTAATTTAGCGTATTCTTATAGCGGTGATTACTATGGTATTAGAAAGTATGATGGACTTTCCCCAGACACTGCATACCAAGTAACCCTTAAAGGCGAAACTGGATCGACTGAAGCCATTACTCCACCTAGAGAATGGGAAGAATGGGAATATGGAACTAACGAAGATCTTAACTTCTCTGGTGTCAAACTTGTTGGAGATTATCCACACCCACTTTCAAACTTTGGAAGAAATCTGGGAGATAGTTATGGTAAAGCAGTTTCAGTAAGTGACAAAATCATGTTAGTTGGTGCTCCTAAACATCAGCTAGATGTTAATGGTAGTGGCGCATTGGAAGACGCTGGCGCAGTATTTGCTTATGTTAGAGAGACCACTCCTAGCGGTGGAATTAAACACGACTGGAAATTTGACAAAAAACTTGTTCTTCCTTCTGGCTATCGAGATGCTTACTATAAAGCAGACCCATCTGGTGCATTTGTAGCAGGGAGCTATGTAGAAACAAGAGCTTGGCAGGTTGGCCAAAAAGGTAGAGAGTTTGGACATTCTGTTGCTATTGCAAGTAGCGGTGACAGAGAGGTTGCAGTCGTTGGAGCTCCGGGAGCAATTTGGAGTGGAGTATTCGATGAGATAGAAGTATCCGGCGTAACATTGGGCGCTATTGTTATAACAGACGAGTTTAATCCAAAGCCGCTGAACATTAAGCAAATTACAGATAAAATAGCGGCAAAGAACCAAGTCCTTAGATACTACGCAGATCCTGCCGTAGAGATAGATATCAAACTAATAGTCTGTGAAACTAAGCCATTCTCAACTGACCTGTCCGCACTGCCATCTTGGGTTATACATCAGAAGATAGACAGAAACGGAGTTGATGGAGCTACCACATCTTCCATACTCAGCGGCATTAAGGAAGGCTTTAATAAGGCGTTCCCATATGATGGCAACTTGGCGTATAGCGGCTTGCCACCAATACTAGGCATTTATGTAGACCCAACGCCTTCGTTTGGTCGTGAGAGTGTTGAACCAGCAATCGACCAATTCAAAGGTTACTATCAAGACTATACTTTTGCTAGTGGTATTGTAAACTGGTACGGCGAGCAAAGTTCTGGAGTTGTCCACGAGCACTTCCTAACAGATGATGAAAGAGACCCAGAAGGTAATATACCAGACGATTGGACTCATTACGCCACTACGGTTATTAACGATATATTGGACAGTGGCATCCTAGATGTGACTGGTGGGTCTGGATTACTCGCCTCTGGAATCGGGCCTGAATTTGTTAACGCCGAACTCGCAGAGTTTAACACTCCCGCTGAAAGTGGTGGTAGAGTATATGTCTATGAGAGAATTGCATCGGGCACTTGGGACTTAACACAAGAGATAAAATCGCCCGCTGAAGCACTTGGGGTTCCAGTTGATAGGTTTGGTCACTCTGTGGCAATAAGTGAAAACTGTGAAGTAATAACCATTGGCTCTCCATATTTGACTGAAAAGAACTGTATGGTGTTTGAGTACAAGCCAGAAAATGCCGCTAAGATATATGAACACTTGGTATCTTGGTTAACGGATAAAGGTACATATGCTAGCGAGTTAAGCAACTACAATGCATACGCCGCAGTTAGCGGTGCTGATGCAGCAGCTAGAAAAGTATTCACAGAACTATCTGACACTGATAGGTTTGAATACAGAAGAGACAAAGACTTCTTTAAGTCTGTTGGCGTGGTTGTACCTCAAAGCGGCGACATGGCCATAGAAGAATACAGCAACATCTACAATTATGGTTACAATGACATCAATTACACAGGTACTTGGGGATTTGTTGCAGAAGAATTGACTGGCTCTTCAAGGCTTGGTTACAGCGTGGCAGTCAATGAAGACGGTACAATGGTTGCGGTTGGCGCTCCAACAGATAGCTTTAATGTAAACGATGATACGAATGTTTACTTCAGACCTAGCGGCTATCTTGGGTATGGCTTCCCACCTGATAGTACCACCTACACAGCTCTTGATGGCTGGGCATCTACTACAAATACTGGAGCCGTAAGAGTATTTGAGTCCAGAAAATATCACCCACACAGTGGTGTTGTAGAATATTACAAGTTTGGTAATTTGCACAGATCGCTCAATCCGCACCTCGAAGCTTCAGGAACATTTGATCTTTCGGGCATATTTAATGGCGTAAATAGGTCATTCACTAGAACAGCGTTCACTGACATATCTATACCAACAGATGCTGGGCTAGCATTTATTATTACTCCAGAAGTTGATGCTGCCAGTGATGAAATAATTGGTCAGATTAAGAATTGGATGGCTCTTGGTGATAGAACTTTGGTACTTGTAGGTAACGACCCGGTTTGGGAAAACGGCGGAGTGTACTCTAAATCAAATGACATCCTTAATGAGATCTTAGAAAAGCTAGGATCAGAGATGAGACTGCACCCAGCCAGAAACCGACATGAGTCTCTGTACAATTGTCCAGAGTCTGGCAAGCCAAATACTATCATTGCGAAAGACCCACAGTACTCAAGGGATAGCAAGATATCTAGAGGCGGTATTTACGCTAAGGGTGTTGCAGATATTAGAATGAATATTCCAGAGTGGGATAACATAGTTGCTAGATTTGGAGATGCCTACACAGGTGAGTGTGATTCTTTGAATAAGGCTTGTCCTATTCCAATGCTAAGCAATGGAGATTTAAGAGCACAAAAAGCAATAGAGTGTGCAGACGAAAAAGGCCGTAAGATAAAAGAGTATATAAACTGGCCTTGGGTGTTTGGCAATGGCTCAGCTGGTTGTGATCCAAAGTCTGACTTACAGGGCGTCATAGCTAGACCAAATCAAGAACCTAAACCATTGGTCGCAGCTGCTGAGCGTATACCAGCCTCTAGCATCGTATATCCTTCTTTTGAAAAAATTACTATGGTTCCAGTCTACGAAAAGAGAACCACAGAAAAGAACACCACAGTAACTACTTACAGCTTTAGTGACAATCCTATTGGAAAAGCATTTGAATTAATTGAGCCAGAAGATAGTGGTATAACTACATTCAATCAGGTTAATTACATTGATCCAGACGCTTATTTAGGAAGGGACGCTGTTATACAGGCTATTGGTTCAACTAAGTCCGATACAATTGAAGAAAACAAAGAGGTTATAAATCAATCTCCAGTAGCGGCAGAACAAAACTGGGCATATCTTGATAAACTATCTAAGGTTGTTCTTATTGCCTCTGTGACATCAGAGGAAAGGGAAAACCTCTATGCTGGAAACGATGAAAGTATTCTGTTCTACACCAACTTGGTAAGAAAGGCTTGCCCAGACAAGAAGAGTCGTATCGCGCAACTTGGCGGCTGGACTGGCAGAACATCATTCAAATCAGCCAAAGATGATTCAGTGATCAAAGTTATGCTTGAATCTAAAGGTCACGGCATATCTGAGAACGTAGAAGGCGTGATAAACAATTTTTATGACGTAGGCTGGATTGCCAATCCAAATGGATTTGCTAGCGAAGAAGATATAGAAAATATCAAAGACTTCCTAAATCAGGGTAATAAAACATTAGTAATTACTTATGATGTAGATCAGTCAATTGCTAGATATGTAGATGTACTATGTTCAGATCTTGGCTTAGATATGAAACCTTTATATCTCAACAATCTGAAAAAATATGCTACGATTGGTCAGGATTCTATGCGCGGTGCAAATAACCAAGTCCTTAATTCTGCCAGCGAAGTTATTAAAGGATGTAAGACAGACCATGTAGTTAAAAACTTCTATATTGATTCATCGCAAACTACTGGAGACTTTATACCAATAAAGGTTGAGGGTTCAGCTTCTTACGTTGTAAGATCAACGCTTGCAATTAGAGACATAGAGACAAGGACTGAAACGATCTGGCAAGTAAAGGGTGGAGTGGCTACTCTAACAGCCCCAGTTCTTGCAGGTTCTGGTTATAGATTGTATTATAACTGGGTCTCTGAAGATGACACAGAAGCCTTCCCAATTAGGCTGTTTGCTGACAGTGTAAATGTCAGTCCAGATCCTAACGAGGAAGATACATTTGGCGTTAGTCTAACAGACTTTGATGAAAATGACAAGCCATTCACAGTTTCTGAAAATGTTACGTCTTCAGGCACAATGTCAAAAACTCCAATTGGCAGGGTCAAGAGTGGGTTCATTGATTTCAGGATGCCTGCTATATCCAACAGTTTAAGTGTGTACTTTGACTCTAACGACTTGAACGCCGGTGACAAAGACGACTTTAACTATACTCCAAGTACTGTAAGATTGGTATCTGTATCTGGATGTCTGCTACCAATAACATCTAAGACTGAGACTAAGACTACAACGGAAACTAAGAATGTATTAGTGGGTTGGAAAAAGGTTATAGAGGTAGTACCAGAAAGAGTTGTTACTATACCAGAAAAGTTCCAAGCGATCAAAACCGACGCTTCAAAGTACTGTGATAGTGGCGTGAAGATCAGCTCATGCGGCGAGACTACAATAGCAGACGGCCCAGTAATCATAGCAGAAGAAGTAGAGAAGTTCTCTACGTTCCCAGCCGGCTCTAGTAGGTCTAGAATCGTTCTAGTAAGTGACGCAACACTAATCCAGAATGATTGTTTAGGAAGAACAGAAGAGCAAGATGAATTTATAAGAAGCCTGTACCCAGAAGATCTTGATAATAACAATTTTGCGATTGATAGCTACCAAAATCTGGACGGTAGAAACTTTGAGCATACTCAAAAGATTAAAGCTCCTGAGTTAGGATCTCCATACAGGTTCTACGCAGCTAGCGGTTTAGAAGGCTTGGGCGTTCTGTTTGATGGTGTCAGCGTCAGACCTAGTAGCCAGACATTTGATGAGCCTATTAATCCTTCAGTAGCCTCAATAGCACGACCTACACCTCCAGAAAAAGAGGGAGATAGGAAGAAAGAAATAAGCAAATTCTACAGTAGAGTATCTGACTTGACTGGTGGAGCTCCATTGTTCAGTGGTTCGCCTCACTCGTCAGACATTGATGCTAAGATAGCTGGTGGATTACCAAGCGTCATGCTTGCTTCTGGTTATGACTACTTAAACTCAGATGTATTCCAGTCTGGATATCCCGGAGACTTGTTCGGATTTTCAATAGATTTAAGCAATAATGATTTAGTTGTTGGTACTCCTTACAATGGATATAAAGGAGAAACGGTAGAAGAATGGTCTTCTCTAACATTCTTTGGTGAGGATGAAGCCGGCGTGGTCAGCGGTATTGAGCTGTGTGGCAAAGGTGGTGCGGGAGCAGTGTTCCACTTTGAGAGAACTGGATCAGGCGTTAGCTCCGATGGTGGATATGAGCCTTGGGAATATAAGAATAAGATTAAGCCTAGCAGCATAAATGTTGGTATTGTTAACTTCACTAGCTTAGTTGACGCAGCGGTACTGCTTGGAACAAACAATTACGATGGAACAGATCTTTCAAACATGATGATTTCTCCAGACGAGTTTGGATATTCTGTTAGTATGGACGCAGACTTCTTAGTGGTTGGAGCTCCTAAGCACAATTACGAAAACTATCATGAGCATGTATATGATAGTGGAATGTTTATTAGAAAAGCATTTGGTGCTGCCTTTGACATTCCAACTCATAATGTATATGACTTAGGAACTTCTGGCGTAAGAGTCGATGATCTAACAAATAGCGGCACGACAGTTCTAAACAACGGCGCTGTGTTTACATTTGAAAATAAACTCAAGAGCTGGAAGACTGGTGAGAAAGAATGGAAGTATGCAGAAAAGATCGTTGCTCAAGGTAATAATGCTAGGAAGCAAAAATCATATACTTCTGACCCAAGTCCTGTTGCAATATCTGGCTCGGAGTCAGACCACTTTGGAGAAAGTGTAGCTCTTTACAGAGCCAAGAGAACCGACAGCGATTATACACTAGCTGTTGGTGCTCCTCATCACATGTTTGCGAGTGGAAATGTGGCATCAGACGAACCAGTCTTAGAAGCTGGCGCTGCTTATACTTATGATGCAATGCTTAGAGAACAGCCAAAAATTACCCCTCAAGCAGGTTCATTCATTGAAGCCAAAGTATATGGTTCAAACAGTGGAATATCAAATGTAGGATTGATAATAAATCAACCAGTTAGCGGAACGCCAGTCAACTATAGTGCTAGTGGATTAATATATTCTAACAGTCAGGGTGAGATATTCCTAGAAGCGTCTGGTAGGGACATGTCAGGAGATAAGGCGTTTGTAAAACATCGTCCGTACATTGTTTCTGTTCAAGGGCTTGTCCCAGAAGGTACTACTAAATTCTCCGCGCTTAACGTATATATTAGCGGGAAACCGTTTGATACTAGTGGGAATATAAATCTTTATATGCAAGGGCCAGAATCCGCCAGTGTGTATAATACTGTAGGACTGCACACTGCTTCTGCTAATTTGTCCTCTGGAACTATGAATATGGCACTTTGGAACCCAAGTGGAATATCTGTTTCAGGCTCAATGAACCTACATATAAGTGGAACAGTGATAAATACAGGTAGGATGAATATGAGAATTAGAGGTAAATAATGCCAATATCAGTATATTACAAAAATGACGATGCACAGGTTTGTACTTTAAGACCTTCGCCTCTCGTATCAATAGCCTCCAATCTAAACAAGGTTGGTGGTGAAAATGTTGGTATAACTTATTCTATTACACTGACTGGTACAATACTAGAGGACAGGGGAAGTCCATATGCAGTTAAGATGCAGGATAATTCTCCATTTCCTTATTTTGATGGAACAACGCCAGCTGGAACTGGCCCGTATGGGCAGTTTGACAATACGGGCGGTCACTCGGAAAACAACAGGCCAAAGGTTCAGCCGGTTCCAGAAAACTCCAAGCTAGATGCTATATTCTCTAAACAAAGAGCAATCAAGGCCTTGTTTGCTATAGACGGGCAGCGATTGGAAATTATGCCTGTTCATGGCGATGAGCCAGCAGTTATATGCTATCCAAGAGTTGTCTCTATAGATTTTCAAGATGGCTTGTATATAAACAGATGTGACTATACGATTACCCTAGAAGCCGACACGCTACTTAATAAGAACCTCACAATAGATGACGATGGCAACCCACTTCCTGCCGATTCAAAAATCGCCATATCTGGAGCAAACGACGGTCATACAACTGAACAAGTCATAGCGTTAAGTGGAGCGTTTATTGAAAGCTTTTCTGAAAGCTGGAATATTGAAGTGGATGACGAAAGAGCAGAGAATCTTTCTATCCCAAGGTCGTACCGAATAACACACAATATTTCTGCTCAAGGCAAGACGCACCACTTCCCATCGGGAGGACAGGTGCATAAAATACCTGCTTGGCAAAATGCAAAGAATTATGTCATTAATAACCTTTTAGCCAAAAGTGGCGTGCTTGATTATCCAAACACTTCTCCACTCGCATACCCTAGTGTCAATAATCAGTTAGGCAGTGGGACTATAAATTTAGTAAGTGCTTACAGAGGATTCAACCACACACGAACTGAAGACATTGATGTTGCGGCTGGTAGCTTCAGCGTAAGTGAAACATTCTTGTTAGCTAGTGGAGACTCTTACGAAGACTACAGCATGTCTGTTAGCAAGGGTATTGACAATGCATTTGTTAATGTGTCTATTGACGGCACAATTACAGGCCTTAACGAAGTATCACCCAGCGGTTACGGCGCAGAATTACCCAAAAACAGTGGCGCTTACGATAATGCTCTTAAAAAATATCATGAAATATCAAAAAGTGGACAGTTTGGATTAACATCGGATATATATAGAAGGGCACAAAACTCAGTACCATTTGAATTGAACTCGCAGCCCAAGTCCATATCTTTAGGCTTGAATGAATTTAATGGACAAATAACATACAGCTTGGAATTTGATAACAGGCCCACGAACATAATATCTGGCGTGTTATCAGAAAACATATCTGTCAATGATACCTATCCGGGAGATGTATTCTCTGTTGTGCCAGTAATAGGCAGAGCAACCGGCCCAGTATTACAGTACGTTGGCAGTAGGACGGAATATAAGAGAGATGTACAGATAGAACTACAGATGGATTATACAGATCTACACTATGCTTCTGGTAGGGGTTTAGTTACACAAAAACCTAGCATAGTAGAACCAACAAGAACTCAGCTAAGAAATTTGATTACTAGCTTGAGCCCCAAAGAAGAGCCCGGCGTTAGAAAATATTTCATAAGTGCTCCTAACGAAAGTTGGTCTCCCAAAACTGGTTCTTATAGTTTTAGCATCTCTTGGACTTATGAATTGGATAGATAATGGCTAGCTACAAACCTCTTAATTCGCAGCAAAAGTTTGGACATGCGTCTATAGATAGACCTTTCCCCTCTGGCGGTATAGCTCTAGCGTCTGGTGAAGCTATGTATGCTGATTTCTCACAGCATATGAACTACCCATCTGGGCACAATCAAACTCCTACATATTTCGATAGCCCGTCTGGTGTTATAGCAATGTCGGGACTAAATACTATAGCAGAGTCCGGCGTATGGGAGCCTATTGAAGATTTTTCTAATTCTATTAAACACAAAGAAACAGGCATACAAAACTTTGGTGTTTTTAACTCTTATATACATTACACTCCAAACCCAAACCCGAATATAGATATAAATGGCAACATAGATTATGGAGTGTTCATTCCAAAATTTATACCTAATGCATCACTAGCCTTGTTTAACACTTATGTGAGCAGAGAGCCAGAACCTGCAGACACAGGAGATGAAGAAAATGACGACTAATTCAATAGTTGAAGGAAGTGGATTATACGTTTTGAAATGGCCTTCTAGTGGTGCAATACCAACATCGTATTCTGCCGGAGGATGGACGTATGAGAATGAAGGCTTCGCCCAGCAGACCTTCTTAGGTGCCTCTATTAAGAATTTTTCTATTAAGGGTGGCTTTGGTGGCAGTAGTTCTTCTGTTAGCGTTTCTCTTGTAGAAGATAAGTACAATCAATCCGACGGTAAATCATATGGACTTGGCGATGATGTTTACCATAATGGAGCTAGAGATTCTTTTGCTCCTCCGGTTGTGGGTAGTCCTGTATTTTTTAAGTTTGGCAAAAGTCATGCTACTGTTCCTGAATCATTCACTTCTACACTGGATATTCTACATGGCCAGAATCTTTTTAGAGCCTCCAGAGACCCAGTAGACTTGAACTACAGTTCTTATCTAGCCCCTAAAGCTTTTGGCCCAGCAGACGAGTTTAAGTTTGGAAAAGATGGTCAAATAGACATTAGGCCGGAAGCCGGAAATGTAGCTCCATACGACACGGCATACTTCTCTGGCGTCAAAGGTGGCGATGGTTTTTCTGGTAGTGGTGACAATATATGGATAAATGAATACAGAAAGATATATGGCTCAGACAGAGGAAGAGATCACCTAGTATTTGGCGGCATACTACAAAACACGAATGAAAATAAATCAGCCACTGGAGGCCCAGCATACTCTGTAAATGTTGTAGATCCTAGAGAGATACTTTCAAATGTAAGTGTTATACTGAAAGACTATGCGGGTAGCAATTACGGGTCACAAAACATGATAAACGTGTTTGGATTTTTGGAATATGACCCTAGCGACGAGTTAAATTTAAGGCTCAATACTTTAGCTAAGAAAACTTTGCTTTCCAAAGTTATAAACCCAGATGGCACGGTTACATTCGTTGACAGAGTTACTGCTATAGATGGTGTTGAAGTTCCATTACCAACTGAATCGTTAGGCACGGCAGATGTTTATATATCTACAAACCCCGTACAATCTATGCTTCCAGACAGAATAGCACCTATTTTCCCTGTGACTGGTGAAGGTATGTCAAGAAGTTCAGAAAAAGGTATGCCTTTCTATAGAATAACACAAGCTATAGAAGCTATCCTTGGCTATAACGGTGCTTTGCCTCAAGAATATCAAGATGCTTTTGGTACAGAAATTAATTTTAGAGGGTTCAAGTATGTAGTTGACTTTACAGGTTTGCCCATTGACTTGATTCCATCTATGTATAATATAGATTTTGCTCAGACAGACTTACTTTCTTTATGTCAGGAAGTATGTGATGCAACGAATAGAGATTTGTTTGTATCTCTTTTGCCGGTTATAGACCATCCTTATTGTGATTGGCTATATGCTTACAATCAAGATAGAATATATACAGGTAATCAACAGCAGGTTGTAGCAGGTATAATTAGGATTGATTCTATAGACAGATCCGCTGAACCAAATTATGGCGTTGTAAAAAATTATTTAGATCAGCTAGAGTCAGAGTCCGGCGTAAATATAACAAACAGAGACTTAGGATACGAGTTAACTAATCAACCTGTAGACAAATTTGTTGTTGGTGCTCAAGAAGTCAAAATGCACTTTTTTGAGACTACCAATGATAGAGACTTTGCTGAGCTTAGAAAACGAGGTCTCGGCGTGCCCAATAATCAGGCTGAAAAGATGGCGTCACAGTGGACGTTAGAGGCTTCTTTGCAGCAGCAGGTTCTTCCTTTTTATGGCTTCTTAGGTAAGGATGCTGTGACTATACCTAGAGGCTGGGGTTCTTATCAGCAGATATTGTTAGACGCCCAATCTTTAGAGGCTAATGGTGTAGATAATTACTATGTTGCTACAGAAATGGAGCTTAGATGCGCCTTAGTTTCATTTGAAAGGTGGAAAAATTTCCTATTGGAGTACAGCGAAGTTTATATGGAATCCACTGAGCAAGACGACATTATACAAAGAAGTCTGTTGAATACCGTTAGCTTTGCAGACGATGAAGAATCTCAAGCTAGAGCCGAGGCTTTGGGGACACAGGTCAAGGAGGGAATATCTAATAACTATGCCGTTACCGTTCCTAGATGTGTGTTTAGATCTGATAAAGACTATGTTAACGAAAAGGGTTTGCCTGCTAGTGCTTGTAGCCCTCCTTTTGGGTATCCGTTGTACTACAAGAGAGCGCAGCGCATTGGTATAGCTGAAGCCGGTGTTGCAAAAATAACCACACAAATGAAAAAGATAGCTACGGAATATGCAACTACGCTGCAAAGATTGGACGCTGCTGAGAATGTAATTGAATCTTTTGATTCAGACTGGAACGACATTTTTTCTCAGCTAAATGCTGCTGGAGCCCCAACAGACGGAGCCGAGGCATTGGAGAAAGCAAGAAAAGCAAACCAGACAATACTAGAATGGGCTGAAAAGTTTCATAAAGAAGTTGCTAACAGAGGAAAAGAAGTAAACAAAACAGTTGAAGTTCAAGATACAGATGTAGCTGGCGGCGGCGGCGTAGATGACGGAACTCAAGTAGCTGCGAACACGATTGAAGAGGCACAAAATACCACTGAAAGACTTGAAGCTCAGCTTGCTGTTCTTGAGCATACACTATCAAGAACAAAACAAATGGGCAAGCTAATTAACAGGCTCGGTGAAAGGACGATGGAAAATGCGCTCAAGGTTTATAACTTTGTCAAAGGCGTAGCTGATAAACATCTAGGTAAAACTTTCCTAGTAAAAATACCAAAGGTCACAAATTTAAACTACGGCAATAATATACAGATTGCGCCTTGGGGTGAAGTGTTGAGTGGCCCGTTTGGATTCAAGCCTGAGCCAGTCAATAAAGACCCTAACTATTATTTTACACAAGAGTTCCAGACCAAATTGCAGACTATAGAAGACCTCAAGGGTGTCTATACTTACGGCGCTCTTAAAAATAATTATGACCCTATATCAGACACATGGAAACATAACTATAGACCAAATAATCAAGGCGGATATTTTGACTATCATATAAATCCACAGACCGTATTACCGCATCAAATGTTTGGAAATGTTGCTGCTAACCATAAGGCAAATAAACAAGCTGCGGCTGCTGCTATTGCTAACCAAATGTTTCTGCCTCCCGCATGTAAGAGCTATCTATTCCCAGTTGACGGCACTAACTTCTACTCAGATAATGGTAGGGTTTCTGCATACGTTCGTTTTGATAATAGCCAGTTTTTGAACTTTAAAGGTGTTCCCAAAGACAGTATGACTCAGCAAGTCGTTACTGCTGACGGCCAGTTGATTCCAGATGTTGTACATGCGCTGGATAACATGGATGAAGATAAGTGGCACTCATTTGACAGTGCGGCACTATTAAAAGCTTTGCCAAAGAGCGTTGCTTATGTAAAGGTTCAAGTAGATGAAAAACTATACATGCCTCCAAAATTATCTACACAAGACACGGTTGTATTTGGAAGATATGTAGAAGATATAGGTGCTATAGAAGCTCCTCGTAGAATATACAATAGGGACACTTGTGAATTTGAGTGGACAATACCTTATTATGAACCTCACTGGGTTCCTCATAGATCAACTGGTGGCGCAGGGCCAACAGGCGATTCTGACAAAATTCCAGAGGACGATAGAGATCAAGATCAGGATTTGGTTCCATGGACTGATTTTAACAGGTCTCCAGTTACAAGCGCGATTGGTGCAAACAATAAAAAGTTTATAGGTAATATTGTTCAGACTGACTTGAAGAGTCTAGACAATGATCACGTTTATGCAATTATCACTGTTCCGGGTAGGATTACTCCGACAATAGATTCTCGCATGAAAGACGGGCCTCACCAATCCTACAATGGTACATTGATTAAACACTTCTTGACTATGGATAGTGTAAAGATTCCACAGTTTAGCAAGCCGGGATGGAATGGAAACGTAAATATAAATATAGCTGGTCTTTGTAGCACTGCATCTCTGGGTACTGCCCAAAATGCTTTTTCTGCATACAAAGCGGCAATGGAAAAGTTTAGCCTTGCTGACCCTCGTGGTACAGACTATACTTTTGCATCACCAGTTTATCCAGATATGGTTGCGCTACCAATGCAATCCACTGAAAGGTGTTATGGCCCTTGGATATCATCATTCCTTAATGACTCAGAATATGGTTATTTAGAATCAAACCCAAGAGTAGCTCGTTACAATAATTTAGGTGGCAAGGTAGAGTTTGAAAAAGATGAAAATTTAGCCCCTTGGAACTTTGGCGGATATGGCCTTTTAAATGATGCAGGGTCATTAAAAGCGGCTTTCGCCAATAGTCTGCAACTGTTTTCTGAAAGAGGTAGTTTCTCATATGTCGGTATACCTAGAGGCAACTCACTAGGAAAAGCACTGACTGACGGAGGCCCTTTAGTAACAGATATAAATGTAGACGTTGGAACTAATGGCATAAAAACGTCAGTAAAGATGGACTTGTTTACACCTAAGTTTGGCAAACTAAAAAAACAACACGAAGTTTTATTAGATAGAGTTAATAGAGAAAGGCAAAAGATAAGAGATCAGAAAAATCTTCTTATCAGAAATCATGTTATTCAGGAAGCTACATCTACTGAGTACACTGAGATATTTGATCAATTCAAATTTATACAGACTGCATTAGAGGTTACGGATTCATTGCAAAAGGGCGATACGCCTGTTAATTCTATGATCGTATCCCAAGTCAAGTCCAGAGCAAGTGATGTGTTAACTCTTGATGGAAACCCTAGAACTACGGAAACATTTGAGTCCGAGACTTCTATACTTTCTCCAGATTTTGTAAATAGAGGGCTAGGGATGCTGCCGGATAGAGCAGCTAGGGATAAGGTATTTTTCAATTCTGCTGGTGGTGACATGTCACAGTTTTTCTCACCATCTTCAGAAGAAATACATCCAAATATGACTAATCCAAATCATACATTTAGAAACCAAAAGAACAAAACAGATAACGGCGGACTGTATGGCGAACAGTTCACAGGATTTGAGTAAGGAGATATCAAGTGAGAAGAAACTTATTCACCGGACAATCAATGCAAGAAGAAAAGAAAACCTTTACTTCTATAACTACGGACAATGTTTCGTTTGAAGAAGCAGGTTTATCTACTTTTTGTGCTGGCGATATACGCGCAAAATTTGACAGGATGAAAGAAAAAAATTCGACTGTTAAGATTATAGATCCGAGCAGAGATGTGCAGGACTTATTAGATGATCAGCCTAAAATATTGGCAGAAGCCGCAGACTACTTAATGCTGGATGGTTTTAACAATGGAGATCCAACCAATCATCCAACCTTTATGATGTTTGACATAGCTACTAAAAATTATAAAGAGTTTGGGTGGGTTAAAGATGACCCTGTGTTTGGTATTCTTTGTACTGATATGATGGCCAGTGGAGCTGAGTCTGAGTTTGACAAGCATTTTGTACCCATCGGTAAGACTAGAACAGAGCTTGGTTTAGGGGCTTTTACTTCTATAGAGGCGGCTACGCTTGTTGCTGAGGAGTACAATTTAGGATATACTGCAATTAAAGCTGGTGATTCAGCAGAAGTAGTACAGAGAAAAAATCTCAAAAATAAATTTATAACTGGTGTTCAAACAAGTTTATCTGGATGCATGAGATGGTCAAAGCCTTTTGACTTTATACTTAATGCTGACAATGTAACAAACGCGACTGTAAGTGGAAGTTTGTGTGAAATTAGAAGCACTGCAAACTTTGAGATGCGATTCTATGATCAACAATCTCCTAGAGGCCATTCTAGAACACTAGTTGGTAAAGGCTCTCCTAAATTTAACTTTGTTCCTACACACCCTTGGGGAACTGCTTACGCTGGCAACAGGCCTTTCACTGGCAATCCCGGAGAGTTTCCACAGCTAGATCCGGGCGGGCCAGACAATCCAGCCAACAATGTAACTGCAGAGCTTGACGTATATTATAATCCTAACACTGGAAGGGCTGAAGCAGGCACTAGACAGGTTCTTGCTAAAATACTTACGCCAATATCCGCCGTAAAAGTTAACCCAATGCCCGCTAATTTTGATACCACTGGCGGCTTTCCTATGCCAGAGGATTCCAATACGTACATGGGATATTTTGCTAGCGGCTATGCTATACCAATGACCGTGAATCAGGGCAATCCTTACATGTTTGGCCCAGTGTTTTCCAACAAAGGCAATGGCTGCGAGGATGACAAGAAAGACAAGCTACTAGTAGTTAATAGGTCTCAGAGGTCTTTTCCAGTTGGCCGTGTTGTTATGTTGCAAAGGATTGACGACGAGTGGATTCCAATGGACTTTGGCGACGACGATGTTCCACAGTTTGGCTCTGTGGGTAAGTGGAACTTCCAATATTTGATTGCTGACAGAGATTCATACTTTAAAGATGACAGACATTATTTTGAAGAACAATACAATGCAGAGTTGTCAACTTCTATAACACCAACACAGTATGAGTCTTTATTTAGATTTAGTTTTTATGATAGTATGGTAGATGCTATAGAAGGTGTTTATGGGGCTGATGCATCAAATAATGCAGGATTAGACGCTGCCAACGACCCAAGAAACACTAACGGCACAGTGCAGTTACCCAACACGACAGAAACTGATCCAGTTCCGACTGGAACTGCAAACAGCAACTGTACAGAGCAAACTGAAGGCTCTACAAATACTGACAGCTTTCAACCTGCGCCTAGAATAGAAGCAAACAATGGGGTTTATGTAAAGACTAAAGTAAGTAGCGTTCCCAGCCCGTGCTTTACACCTTCAGACGAATGTGGAGATGCGCTTCAAGACCTTAGAGACGCCGCTGAGGCTCTGAGTAATGGAGGTTCATATGATGATTTTGAGGCGGCTATGAAAACTTTTGCAGGTGTTCTTGGAGAAGACACAAGTACGCCAGCGGGTGATCCTAGCCACCCTAGTTATGATGGGAGATTAAAATTAGACGCACCGCCTGCACAGAGTAATCATAATATAAATAGCTGGCCTAGCGACGGCGGTCTGTATACAGCCAATCTTCCTGTTTTAGTAGACTGTGTTACCAGACGTAGGACAAGCAGCAGTGCAGTTACTGGAGGCCCTACTGATTATTGGGCTAGATTATTCAGCGGTGGTGTAGCTGGGGTAGATAGCGGGGAAAAGCTTGCCGAATGGCAAAACAGCAAAAATTGGTTTTACTCAGTAATGGCTTGCCAAACATCTCAAAACGTAATGTGCTTAAAAGATGGCAACATACTTTCAAACCAAAGAAGATGTGTTGAGTTTGGCCCAATTGCGTCATATGCAAAATCGTATGCTGATGCGCTCGTAGAAAAATTTGAAGGCGTATGCGGAGTTGAGCGTGATGCATTTCCTCAAATCAAAACTTTTAAGTGGCTAAAAAATTCAGTTAGTAAAAAATTCGTAGGTAGTAGAAGGTATCTCAACGTTACCTCATTTGACATGCTAAGTCATAGGTGGAATGGCCACAATGCAGCGGACTGGATCTCTCTTAATAACCCAAGCTTTGATGAATCTGGAGGAAAGATAGAAGACCCGTCAGATGAAAACTTTGACAACTATCACCCGTTTTGGGGGGCTTTATTTACTGAAGGCTATACTGATTCCAGCGTGACTAAGTTAGTAACTAAAAGAAGCAACAATTCCACCCTCTCTCAAGTGTGCTCAAATGCAAACACGACCACTGTTGACTCTTCCCACTTTGGCGATCTTTACCTTAAGCCTAGTTCCAGACCAGAAGGTGGATTCACTGGATCAGACGATACGGCTGGCTATAGCTATGGGATTAAGAAAAACAATACAGTATTAAGTCTAGATAAGATCTATTCAAACGGGGATATTAATCTAACACATTTGCCCGCAGATATAGGAACTAATGCTTCACCAAGCGGCAAGTATGGATCTCCAATTAATGATTTTCATAGGATGGTAAATTTAGCTAATATTGTTAATCCCGGATTATACAATGACCCTAACAACCCTGCAGACACAGAAGCGTTGGGAACTAATTTTTCTGACTCTGATGGCGATGACACATATATAGGTTACGACCCCAAAAGAGCACTTGAAGACCCCACGGCAGGTCAGGCATCACTAACGGTAGACTGGGGAAATGGTAAGGGCCTGAAGCCTAATAAACTAGCTCTTAACATGAAAAAATATTTTGCTAGAAAATACTACGACGTAAACGGAGTTAAGTTTTCTATTCAGGACAGACAATGCTGGGCCTATGAGTTGCCAGAGGATCAAGACGCACAGCAAGATGAAAATGGAAACGATCTTGGCCAGACACGTATTACCCAGTATGCTTTTGATAGCACGTATGACTTGGAGCCAGTGTCTAACAAGTTAACGTTTATGCCTTTAACAGCGGAGTGGATTGGGGCTTTTGATAGCGCTGATCAGGTTTATGCGCTACAAGATAACCACAGGGCTTTTAGTGGCGTTACATTTTTTGAAAATTGGTGGCATATTGCCTACGAAAAACTAAACACTCCCTATAGTTCATATTCGCTGTCGGTATACCCTCACGGCAGGGATGAGCTAAAAGGAGCTGGTTGGTATTGGTTTGATTATAATGGCAAAGGCACGCAGTTAGACAATGTTACAATAAAAAGATTGTCACACTATCCTTTGGCTACTGAATACAACATGATTGAGCTCAATAACCCATCTACTTTGTTGGGCTCTGCAGCGATACCCAAAGCAGATCCGACAGTCTATCCGGCTGGTTCTGATTATGTAGAAACTTATAATAACTTTGGCGGCAGACGTGGAGATCAAATATTTAGAATAGGTAGAAACCATGAATTTGTAATAACTCCCGGAGACTCTACTGAGCAGGCTTATGGAGATAATACTGGAGGCGGAACTGGCGAACCGGGTGAAGAAGAAGGAGCTCCAATGGGCTCTGCACCAAATGCTGCCGGCGGAACAAGTAATTTTGATATTGAATTCATGGAGCCTGAAAATGAAGGCGTAGCTCAGATAGATACATATGCTTATGGGGCTATTGGCACTTCAGCTCAGAATACTCCCAATAATCCAAATCATGGTCTCGTTGGAGCCTACTCAAACCGCAATCAAGCTGATACGTATTATACGGTAAAGCTAGAGCCGGGCTTTCCGTTTGACGGATATGTTCGCCATAGAAGCAATTTTAGTGATGATGGAATTATTGGGCCTAGACAATGCTGGTTTGACGATACAGCAGACTGTGTGGGGATTATAACTTCTAGAGCTAATTTAACTACGGCTTCTAATAATCTTGTTTGTACTAGCATATCTAGTAGAGGATTGCCAACTTACAAGCCTAACATCACTGGCGATGAGCTTGGAAGCTGGGGAGCTCCTAGTAATGAGATACAATCTTTTGGTGGAGAACATTTGTTCGCAAGAGTATTTGAATCTTGGCCAGACGATCAAACTCTTTTTGACGCTAGATATTTTGCAGTTATGCATTTCAATCCCGGAGAATTACTAACAGCACCTATTACAGAAGGGCCAACAGATGAAAATCCAGACGGTGGATTTGACTGGGAGGGTGTTAAATATACCAGAGAACTCATAAGTGAAACTGTGGATTATAGAGTGCCTACTTTAGTTGGTGAAGGTAATGATACGAGAGAGTGGCCTCAGCTTGTCCAAGGCACAACACTGTACGCAAATAATGTTTCTACTCAAGGCCTGACAGCTCCTTTTGAATTGTGGAAAGTATCTACTATTAGAAGGGGAATGTTGTTACCGTTTACATATACATTGCCAACTGTGGGCATAACAAGAGCGGACATTGAGGTCTTGGTTTCATTACCTACAGGCGGAAATCCCGCAGTTCCTCAGACAGGCACAGGATACAAAGTTGGAGATACTCTTACATTCCAAGGCGGGACTGGAAGCGGAGCTCAAATAAGAGTAACAGAGATTGGAGCCAATGGAAGTATACAAGAATTTAAGATAGTAAGCGAAGGTAAGGATTTTGTATCAGACGACTTTTTGCCTAGTAATTGGCAGAATGATCAGCTTTCTGCGACGTTTGAATCACCAAAAGTAGTAGCTAGTCCAGATCCCGGCTGTGAGGGCACAGGAGCCTTTATACTGGCTAAGAGCGGAACAGTTATATATAAAGATCTAACAGATGCTGCGCCAAGGACTGGCCAGAGCACGCCTCAGCGTATCAGTCTTCCTGTTCCTTCAGACGAAAATGAAGCCGTAGGTAGACAGGAGGATCTAAGCAATCAGGTGTCTTTGCCTCTTCCCGGATCTAACGGTACTTTTAAGAGTTATGACGTATTTTTCCATTATCACAATGATATTACCACTGTATTATCTTACAATGGATATGATTCCGTAAATAAAGGATTATTGAAAGATATAAACAAAGTACAATTTATGAGGCTAGAATTAAGCACTCTATAACTAATATAAACAACAATTTTAAGTGTATACTATTATAGATACAGTCTTTAATCAGGAGTAAAAAAATGGCTGAAATTAACTTTTATGCGAATAACGTTACCGCTACGAGCACTAGTGGTGACGCTGGATATGTAAAAATAAACCACACGGCTGGTTCTGGCCTTGGTTTTTATGGGGGTGGATACGGTATTTCTGTACCTGTAGACACTTTCCAAGATACTACTTTTACCACGAACTCTGATGGTACAGCCACTGATTATATTCAGTTGCACAACAATAAGTACGATAAAGGTACTTCTGGAGTCTTGGCTGATGGAGCTTCTATAGCAGACTTGGCAAACTTGCCAAACTATCTTGCTCCATTAAACGTTAGATTTACTCATACTACAGCTGTAAAAGTGCAGAACTGTAAGTTGAGAATCTTTGATAGAAACGACATTAACACCCATGCTAGTGAGGTTTCTACTATGGTATATGAGGTTAGACATCCTTCAGCACTCCAAAGTGTTAGCAATCTCAATTTTAGAGGTAGAGCTGACAATACTTGGGTTGAGTTTGATTCTGAAGACAGTGCCACACCTGCTGATATGACATTCACATCATCTCCCGGAATGAGTGGGTTGAATACTAATAGCACCGATACTGACACTGCTAAAGGTTATACCACCACAGCTGGTAGTGCTCACGAGAGCACACGACATGATTGGTATGTTGCTATCAGTGCTTCCCCTCACTCCATAGGGAGCAAGACTAATTTTGGACTTTACTTTACTGTAGAGTACCTATAATTAAAAACCTGATTAAAGATTAAAAGCCCCTTTCCTCGCGGATTGGGGCTTTCTTTATTTTGTGGAGTAGAAGCGCCTTGCGGCGCTCCTTTTGAAACTATTCGTTCTTCTCAGTTTTGGGGTTCCATTTGACCCACCCAGAATCAGGGAGCCAATTACCATCGCTATCCTTACGCTTTGGAAATAGACCACCACCTTTCTTGTTTGCTCCGAACGAGAGTCTCGCTCCACAGTCAGCACATCGTAGTTCGTAATACTGATTGTCATCGACAGTTCGTACTACAAATTTAATATTGTCCGATCCACATTTGCCACAGACGTTCTGTTCAAATACTTCTTGGAACTTACTGATTTGTTCAAAGATGTCTCTGTGAGAGTCACCTTCAATTTCAGCGCTAATGCGCTTGTTGTTTGTGGTGTATGTAATTTTCATTATTCACGCCACTCCTCTATATAGCCAATTACTTCTTCAGGGATACTACTCTTATCTTGCTGGTATGTATTGAGTCTATCAATAATGTCGCTAGCAACCTTTTTAGATATTTTGCGACTGCTGCTGACATTGAACACACTAGCAAGTAGGGTAGTACCGTTAACATTTAGTTGACGACACTTTACATCAATAAAGTTGGATTGTGCATCAGACATACGGCTTGAGTCGTCATATCCACCGTCTGAGCTTTCTTTCTTAGCAGAGAGCTCACGCACAATCTTTGCTGTATCTTTCTTAGTCATCTCTTCTGCGGCTACAGCTTTAATTCGCAACGCTTTACGTAGTGCTCTACCTTCAGCGCGAGTGCTGGCTGTTGCGATTGCATAAGCACAGAACATATCGTCCGTGTTGCCCTCCCAACAATCTGCCACTTCAGAAAATCTCATTCCATTTTGGAACTCAACAGTAAACACCACAGTTGCACGTCCATGATGGTCGTCTCGCTGAGGTGGGAAAACCTGAGTTGGCCCACTATAAACGATTGGCCCTAAAACAACTTCGGCCACACGTCGTAATCCGTTTACTAGAGGGTTGCCATTATACATCTCTTTGTCTGTAAACATGCCCATCACATAATCGTTCCATTCAGGATCGGTCATTGCTGGAGCATCTGACGCAATAACATCAGTAACAGAAGTATCCGTATTAGATGGTGTTTCCAACTCTACAGTTTCAAATAACATATCTTGCATTTCTTGTTCCTTTGTCATAATTCTATCTCAATAAACCTCTTTGACTTCCTTGGGAATTTATTATTAATATCGTTTAACTTGGCAACGACACTAGTAATCATTTTATTCTTTGCTGCAAGTGTAACGTGGTCAAGCATATTTTTAATACGAAGAACCACGAATCCTTTACTCAATACTAGACCTGTCTTCTGGTCGTCTGCCTTGATTTGCTTCTGGAGTTTCTCTTCACCCCAAATGGGCAGAAAGTGAGAAGGCCCGTCTATCTCTATTATAGTCTTAAGAGCAGGAATATACAAATCTATTTCTAATTTTTCATTGGGAATTAGATCTTTTTTGTGAAATTCTACTCTATACCCTAGATTAGTAAGCTCTTCTAGAAGGAACTTTTCCATCTTTGAACCTTCCTTGCCGGCTTTCCTAACAGCTTCTATAGCAAGTGCGGTAATTTCTGCACGTTGCTCTTCTGGCATACTATACCAGCGAGTCTGTGCTTCTTTACATCTGTGCTCGTACTCCTCTTTACTCATGTTGCTCCAGTATTTTTTCACTGTAGCACTAATCTTAAGGCGGTCTTCCTTGCTTCTAACAGTTCCTTTAGTTGGGTGTTTGGCCCTCCCGTTGGCAAGGGCAGACTTCTGCGCCTGACTTTTAGACTTCATCTGTACGCCGTGCTTGACAAGTATACGTCTAATTTTATTTGGATAGGTCTTGTACTTCTCAGCTATTTGATAAGTACTATATTCTCCAGACTCATACAGTTCGACAATTTTTGTCTCGTTCATTTTTTCACCTCTATGATTTTTTCTAGGTCAAAGTCTTGTACTACAGCGTCTGGCTCTTGACCAGTAAGTCTAGTAAATTGGTTTTTACTAGTCTGGCTATTGCACACAACTTTAACGTTTTTGTCGTTAGCTACTTTGATTAATTCTAGTGGATCTCTTTCGTCATACCATCCGTAGTAAAATACAGTATCAAACTTATTCACAATATTGCGAACCTTGTTGGTAGTACTTAAAGAAGTGGTTATTAAATCCCCTGTAAAATGCCATAGTTCTACAGCGTCAAAGAAACCACATTTTGACGGTATGCTATTTGGGCCAGAGTCGTCATAAAATATACTTGCGTCCCTAAGAGTACCCTCTGAGAGGCCCTCATTTACGCTCTGTAGCGCTTTGTATAACGGTTCTGATTCTGATGTATTATTAAAATAAATGCCTATATTCATCGCTGTGCGTCCTTTACATAGTCTGTGCAAATACCCCAAATGTCTTTAGTCTTATATTCCTCTACTTCTTCCAATGTCTGGCAGACAATGATAGAGCGATTGGTGACTTCTTTTTTAGGATAAGTCCATATAATTTGTTTAGATGTTAGTGTAAAATCGTCTTCTTGATGCCAAAAATAATGTAGGTTTGTGCCTGTCAGTTTATACAAAGCGTCTAAATTCTTGGCGTGTAAAATAAAGTTTGGGTTTGTAATAAAATCAAATGAGATGGCTCTTTCTGGCCCGTCGTGACCAAGATACCAACCATGCTCCATGTGCCACACGTCAACTTCGACAAGCATGTCTTTAGAGACTCTTTCGAGCTCACTTATAACATTGTCCTGTTCCTGTGGCCCGTCTAAATTTCCTCTATGTGATATAATTTTCATACTAGATATTTATCTCCTTTTACGGATGGTTTTTTGACTACTACTGTGATTGTATCTTCTAAGGCTTCAAAGTCTGTAGCTTTTCCTGCGTCAATACGAATAATGTCTCCTTCCCCGTACTCAACGCCGTTCATTACAACTTTGCCTCTTACTATTACCGTAAACTCTATTGCTATTTTATGTAAATGTTTTGGCTCTTTGTCTCCAGCCTTGTACTCTTTAACGGCCACTTCAAGTCCCGCCGTCCTCCATGCGGTTGGTTCAAAGTCTCCGATAAACCATCCGCCAATCATGTCCTTTAGGTTTTTAGTCATTTATGACTCTCCATTTATGTGTATGCTATTTTAAAAAAGTTTTGTCTCTATGTTTGGTCAGCTCTTGCCAGCCCACATACCCCAAGTCTCTCATTAGATTTTCACTTAAGTCCTTTTCAAAAAATGGGTACATAAAATACCTACTTCCGCCGTTTATTGAGTTCTGCTGTAAAGCCTGATATAAAGGGTGAAACAAGCCAACACATATGCTGTCACCATAGTCTGCGACCAGTTTTTCGGGTATAGCATTGTGAAACATGTTGTGCCCTCTATCATTTAACGACGTACCAGCACTAAGAAACTTCTTAGCCCTACTAAAATATTCTCCTTCTTGAAATCCTATTCCACATATTCTTTCGTCAAAAAGCCCAATCTCAACCACTCCTTTTGGCGACCAACTCATAAACTGGTCTCCCCTTCCTTCTTGTATATATTCGTAGCCTTCTGAATGATACCTTTCTAACCTAGAGAAACATTCCGGCAGCACTTCTGTGTCTACCTGAAGGCATACTACAAACTCACATTGTGGATTTCTCAAATCTCCAAAACCATTTATGATTGCTTGGTTCCAGTTCCTGCCAAGATGTCCGGTGGAGTGGTCTGGCCTAAGAACATTATCTAATATGTTGACCTCTAGGCCATAAGTGTTTGGAATTTTCAATCTTCCATAATTGTTTATAATATTAATTTCGTTACTATATAAATGTATATCACTATTACTAATGGACTTTAAACATCTGTCCAGAGCCTCTTCATGATTGTATGTTACTATGTATAACTTAAACTTATGCATCGTTCTTGTTCTCCAAAAAATAGTTTAAGTCCTCTGGAGTTCCCAAGCCCCACATTTTTTCGATGTCAAATATCTTTAATTTTTTATTATCAGCGATGGCTTCATTAAAAACCGGACATACATAAAATTCATTATTAACACGAATGTCGTTGTCTATCATCTGCTCTGCATACCTAACATAGTCAGACCCCTTAGCCCAGTAATAGATTCCAACGGTTGCAATGTCACTGATTGGATTCTTTTCTTGGACTTCTGTCACAAAGCCGTCATCGTTCAACTTTGCGTAACTCCACTTTGGATGGTTTGACCTAAAGGTTAACATGCCACCATCTATGTTATCTCCCACCATTGAGTACATGAACTCATTTGAATCCCATTCTACAAACTGGTCTGAGTTTGCCATTAGTAGAGGCTGGTCATTGTTAATAAACTCTTTTGCTAACAACGTGGTGCAAGCGGCTCCCTCAGTAACACCGTCTACCTGAACAATCTCACAGTCAGGAGTAATGTTATTTAAAACGGTTTTTAGGTTGTACTTTTCATAGTGTGATTTCTGCACTACAAATATATGCTTTGCGTCTACGTTTATATTTTCTACTACCACCTGAATCATGGGCTTGCCATTGACTTCGATTAGCGGTTTTGGGAAAGTGTATCCAGCCTTTTGAAAGCGTGATCCAGCTCCAGCCATCGGTATTAATACATTCATTTTTCCACCCTGCCATTTTGGCTTTACTTCTTTTTGTGTTTTGTCAATTTTTTTGATCTCTTCTACTATATCTTCCAATATAACATCGTCTGGATTCTTTACTGCAAACAGATTGCCACCAGAGTCCATAGCGGCTTTTCTGCCAACATGTGAGTCTTCAATAATAATTGTTTCGTTTGGAGATACTCCAGCATGAACCATGCACCTTAAATATATCTCTGGATGCGGCTTTGGATGATTAACGTCTTGGTTGGAAAATATTTCATCAACAAATTCAATCAACCCTCTACGTAGCAACATCATTTTAATAGTGTGCTTAACTGAGTTAGAGCCGACATAAACTTTGTATCCTGACTTTTTCAGTTCTGACAACGTGTGTGCCATTCTATGGTCAGTGGTCATACTGTTGATAAGCTGCACTGTTTTAGCTTGCTTCGCTTTCCAGATGTCGTTATACAAGTCCTGCGACAAACCTTTGTGTTCTGTTAATAGTCCCAGCTTTTTCTTGGTTGGTAGCCCGTCGTAGGTAGATAGGTGCTCTTCTCTGCTGATAACACATTCGGGCGCTATATCAGCAAGTGCTAAATTCATAGCGTCATAGTGCAAGTCCCTTGCATCTACTAAAACACCATCTAGATCAAATACTACAAGTTTAATCATTTTTCACACCTCGTATAAATCCAGTGTTTGTGTTGATCGTCTGAATAAGAAGTTTTTATTTTGTGCTCTATGTTTTTAAACCCAATCTTTTCTAGGTCGTGTGTTAGCTGTTCTTCGTTTTCAACGCCAACATCATCTTGTCCATTGGAACCTTTGGCTGCAAAATTGGCGTGATATGCGTGGTTTTTACTATGAGTGTTTTTCCCATCAAATCCCATTTGAAATGAGAAAACTCCTCCGTTCTTCAAAACTCTGTAAATCTCTTTCTTTATCTGCACCCTTAGATCATGTTGGCATATATGCTGCAAAACTATAGTTGATAAAGCAAAGTCAACAGATTCATCCGAAAGTGGTACATTACCTCCTTCGTTTTCATACCATTCCACACCTGCATAACCTAAATTATTTTTGCAGTATTCTATATTTTCACTGCTTATGTCAACTCCAATAAGTTTATCCCAATTGCAAAGGTTTTTTGCGTTTACAATGTTTCTGCCTTTCCCACAGCCAAAGTCCAAAAATACTTTTCTACTCCAGCTGTTTGGTGAGCTTGTCAGGTCGCTTATTAATATGTCCCAGTAATCTGGGTTCTTGTTATGTTCTGAATGATTAGATGTACCCATAGCATAAAAGTGTTTGAGATTTTCTTTGTACTCTGACGACTTTCTGTAGTCATTTTTTAGCCAGCTTCTAGGCATTATGTGGTTCCTCTAATTTCAGGGTTTATGTTGTATTCAGTAAACAAATTGTTTAGCTCTGCGGGGTACTCGCTAGTGACCCACTTTCCTTTATGAATTGCTGTGGCAATATATGGGTAGACGGTAGAGTGCCAGTGAAAATGTCCACGCTGAACATCGTCCCTGTGGAATGAATACAGTCCTTTGTAGTTGGCTTTCCTACAATATTCCTGCCCTACCGTCTCAAATTCCCATATACTCTGTCCTAGATTGTTCTCTAGAAGTTCTATTAGTCTCTCTGTTTTCCATATAGTTGGTTGTATTGCGAATACATAATCAAATGTGTGTCTACAATATTTTAATACTTTACTTGATTTATATTTTATATCTTCCCTTGTGTCCTTTGGGCTACCGCCTTTTAGTAGTTTTACGAAATCTACGTCACCTACAGCCGCTTCAGCTTCTTTCAGATAATTTTCATCTACTGTATCGCATAGTATCATGTCTTCATGTGTGAACAGAACTTTGCCTCGACCCAACTGCTTAAGGCAGGACAGAAGCCTATCCGTGTAAGCCTCGCTATCATTATATGCAATATGTTGAAAGCTGTTATCTTCTGAGCCATCTAGCTCGTTAGAAAATATATACTTGTTGTCAAAGTCTACCGTACAATACTTATTGAATTCGCCAAAGAAGGCTGGCCAACAATCACTGTACTCTATGTGTGAATATACTGCTACGTCCATTATTCAAACTCACATTCTAACGCATCTTTGGTATCCCACAGGTTATGCTTTTTAAACCACCAGTGGTAAAACGCAACTGCGTTTGATAAGTCATTAACATTAAAGCACGGTTTTTCTTGAACCCACTTGTGAAATTCACTGTCTAAATAAAACTCATTGTATAAGTCGTGAAATATCCCTGCGAAACTTGACATGACTTTCTGGTCTCCATAAAACCACATGTCTGCTGGGCCTTGATCAAACATGTTCCAGTCTGCCATTTTGACAGTTGACATATCTAATGTCGGGTCAAACGTGATACACTGCACGGGAATTGAATCTGGATTTCTATTGATTCGTCCGATGTCAAATCTAGCTTTTATAATTATATCGTATTCCTTTCCTGTTCCGTAACACAGTTTGAACGATTCCTGTACAGAATAGAAGTGTGACATTATTACTTCCGGCGTGCGTCTCATTGGCGGACACGCTTGAGGCAGCGAGTACAAATTTCTTTCTCTCGCAAATGGCATGAAGTCTATCTGAGGCTGATATACAAAAGCCTTTGGTTTATATATGTCGTTTATTTGTTGAGACAGTTCTGGTTGCCAGCTGTGGATGAATACATCTGGATCGCATTTGCTGTAAACACGATTAAGTAAGTGTTGATACCCGTCTAGACCTTTTGAGTTTCCATCCTGCTGGGAATCAAAATATCCGTGTAAACAAAGAGCTACTCTTTTATCTTGTTTCATTAAAACCAATTCCGTTATTTTTGCTGTGTTTTTTCATAAATCCATATCTAGCTAGATCAGGATACCCGCCTTCTTCGTGTTGGTCTGAGTGGTGTTCTGGGTACACACTCAGCAACATGAGGCCTCTGGCCGCCCACTCTGGCGTAATATAACTATTGTAACCCATATCGTTTACTTCGTCTTCGGGCATAGGCGTAGACTCGTGTCGTCCTGACCACCTAAGTTTTTTAAGGGCTTCAACTGCATCAATATTGTCCGTCAGAATCATTCCACCCTTTCCCAGCTTAAGGTTCTTTTTAATGCCAAACGATAAACACATGAGTGTGCCTTCTATGTACATTTCTGACGTAAACCTTTTAGCTGCGTCATAAATTGGATATGGCTTAAGTTGGTATATGCCTTGCCATTCCAATTCTTCTAGCTTAACTCTGCCGCCGGCCTGTATAATAGACTGCGGCACTGACAAATAAGTTTTGCTAGGTATAGTAACTTCTTTAACCTGTAAATACTCACAGCACATACGTATTGCATTAGTGCAGTTATCTACTGCGACCGCGTACTTAGCGCCTGTATAGTGAGCAACTTCTTCTTCAAACCATTTTACAATTTCATGTGGGTGTCTTAGCATTTTTTCAATCCATAATAATCTACTTGAAAACCGCAAGACTCAAAAAGGTTAAGGCTTGCAATATTATCGTGTTTTACTTTGGCGACAGCTTCTGGAAACTCAGCCATAAATTCTGTTAGCATAAACTTAGCTACGCCTCTCTTTTGAAATTTTGGATGTGTAGCTATTCTAATATCATTGTCTACATGCGCTACAAACCCCATAGGTGTTCCTTCGTCGTCAATACAAATCCTATAAGTTTGATAATTTTTTAACATAAAGTCAAAGTGCTCTGCCTTAGTTATGTGGCTTTTTACAAAGAACGCTTTGCTCGTCAGGTTTCTTACTTCTAATACAAAACCCCAGTAGTCATATGTACATTCTACCAGCCCCATCTACAGCTCTCCATTTGTTGAATGTCTCCGGTTAGTTGCTTCATATATTCTCTTCTACTTCCGATTCCCGGCAGTAGTGGGTTGAGTGATGAACCAATATCAATATATGTATTATTTGTGTTATGCATGTGACACTCATGTATAATCATGTTGGATAGGCTAGAAGCCGCACATAAGAACACGCCATCAACGACGCTGTTATCATCTATATATGATTTAATTTCATCTATCAAGCCAATGTCATTTACCATACAGTTTTGACCAACTCTAAACGCACGCTCTATGTTAAACTCAGAAGCGTCTAAGTCTGCATTTTCATTCACGACCATGTAAAGCTTTCTAGTCTTTAGTATTGGTACAATCTCATCCATAAATCTTTTGTAGTTTGAGTTTATGAGGACATTGGCCCAAGTCAGCCTAGACACATCAAACCCCGCAAACTGTCTTTCTCTAGTCACTAATGCTGGGCTCCACATTTTAGCGGTACAGCAATAGCAGTTCAACCCCTTAAAATAGTTGGGCGCATTATATAATAAAGCCTTGTACAGCCTCTTTTGTGTCTCACCGTGTAATTTAGGGTCAAAATGCTTAATGTCATCTTTGCTATTGTCCGCATGAAATGTAGCCTCGCCAATTTGATTATGGCCAGACTGCATCGCTACCTCAATACCGTTACACACCAACAATTCACCGTCTGAGAATCTAGACAAGGAAAAGTTTTCGCCGTTGGAAAGCATTGACTTAATTACCTCAAAGTCAGCTTCTGGCGTTTTTGATGGCGGTGTGCTCATACTAGCCATTCTTGAGGACTCCTTTGATTACTCTTAAATTAATGGTTTTGCTGCGGTCGTGATGACCATACTTAATCTCTTGGTATAACTTCTTGATTGAAGTTTTTAGCTTTTTCCTAAACTTCAAGCCTAAGTCTTTTTTGATCAGTGCTGAACTTGTTTTGTATGACCTTTGGTCTAATACGTGTTGATAGTGAATCTCTACCTCTGGTACTGCTTGCTTTATAAGATCAACAACTTGGTTTACAGAGTAATTCTCATTAGTGACATTATAAATCTTGCCGTTGGAGTTTGGATTTTCTAAGCACTCAGCATAAGCTAAGCACAAATCATCAACATGTAGGCACGGCCTGCATTGTTCTCCACCCTCAACCATTAGCTTGTTATCACGGATGGCCCTGTCTAGCATGGTATTCACCATGATGTCAAGTCTGAGTCTTGGTGAGTATCCGTAAAGCGTAGCCGGTCTAAGCGAAGTAATACCAGTATTTCCGTATACCATATAATAGCTCAAAACATGGTCTATCTCTGCTTTTATTTTCGCATATTGTGTAATTGGTTCAGGAATTTCTTTTTCAGTAACTAGCTTGCCTTGCTTGATGCCATATACGCTCGTGGTGGATGTCTGTATTAGTTTAGGAATCTTCTTTCTAATACAATTATCGACAACGTTCATAACGCCGTTGTAACTAACATCATGCGTAAAGTTATAGTTTATGTCGGAGCTCGTGTCATTAGATAAGCACGACAGGTTTATAACTGCATCCGCGTTATTAATTATCTTGGATATTCCTTTATCCCTAGTATCTTCTTGGATACACTTAGCTGTGATCCCGACTTTTTCTTTATATTCTTCAACACTATCCCAAAACCAGAATGTGTCAACTATTGTCAGGTCATACTTGTCTTGCAGTGCTGGGCAGAGCCTTGAACCCACAAATCCGCCACCACCAAAAACCACTACTTTCTTAGACATTCTACGTCCTCCAGTATTTCTAATATCTTTTCTGCTGCATACCCATCTCCATATGGGCACGGTAAAGTAACTATTTCTTTTATACCACAAGCCTCTAACACTTTTTCATAGAGACCGGGAAGGTCTTCCGGTGTTAGGCACATAAAGGCAAAGTCTCCTACCCCTTCAGTCCTTTCAGACACTTTTCTACAAACTATACAGCGCTTGCCAAAAAAGCTTGATTCCTCCTGCAAACCTCCACTATCTGTTATGAGAAACTTGCATCTACTTACAAGATCTATGCACTCGTGATAAGGAAGTGGGTCTACAACCGTAACATCTGTGAGTAGGTATTCGTACTTTCTCACGTTTGGGTTTGGGTGAAGAGGAAGGATAAATTCTAGGTCTGGCGTAGTTGCGGCTAAATGATTGATCTGGATAAACCAGTCTTGTATCATTTTGTGGTTCTCTCTGCGATGCATTGTGACAAGAACAAAGTCTTCAGATTTTACCTTGTAATCTACAAGATTGTCTAATACTGTGTTGCCAACAACGTGTACGCCTTCGTTTGAATTGTTGTGTCTCATAACGTTGTGTGCAGAAGATATGGTTGGGCACAGGTGTATGTCTGCCATAGAAGAAATAGAGCACCTATTGAATTCTTCTGGATACGGATTAAATTTATCAAATGTTCTTAGTCCTGCCTCAAGATGAATGACTGGGATACCTCTATGAAAAGCGCCCAAAGCCACAGCAAAAGCTGAAGTAGTGTCGCCCTGCACCATGACTGCGGACGCCTCATCTAATGTACTTAGGTTATCTAACACTGAGCAGACTATCGCATCTAGCCTACAGCCGCCTAACGAATCGTCAATCCTTAAAGTTTGATAGTCGTAATTTTCTATGCTACTATCTATTAGAGATGTATGCTGCCCAGTAAAGAGCAGTTTAAATGGTATTTTACCTTGTATCTTGTCTATTACAGGTTTGATCTTAATCCATTCCGGCCTAGTTCCAAATGATATAACTAACATTACATATCCTTTACTAAAGTGTATCCTGTGGAAACTATGAATTTCCAATATGCATTTGCCTGTGCGTGCCCTAATCCAGTACGCGAAGTTGCTGACATATCTTCTCCATACTTCTGTGGATCTGTTGAGCCCCACATTTCCATGTCGTCCGCTGGATGAGGAGGAACATAAGTCTTTAGCCCATAGTGCTTTTGTAGCACATATGAAAAGTGCATGTCTTCTCCGCCAGCAGTCAGTCGTGTGCTAGGCATGTCTGCCCAGTACGCCCTTAACCACTCTCTTTCAAAGAACCAACAGTGCCCCATAATATCTACAGGCTCTACTTCGTTGCTAGGATTGGCAGCTCCAAAAGCCTCGTACTGACAAGCCGGATAATTTGCGTAATCATCACCTGTCATTCTCACGCCACGACAACCCAACAGTCCCAAGTGTGTCTGCATGGTTGTTACGCAGTTTTCCAGCCACTTACTTCCGGGAATTGTATCATCGTCAAGCATACATATGTACTTGGTTTCAGCATTTAAAGCATATGCAAACCTAGCCCAAACACCAAGGTTTTCGTTACACATCGCAGTTGTGCAGTTCTCTACTACTTCTTTAGGAAACTTGTCGTATGAGTCTTCGTCATAGTTGCACCAAAGCATCACCTTAAAATCATCAAACGTTTGTTTTTTAAGTGCCTCGTATTGCTCTTTTAATGCTTGCGGTCTTTTATAGCCATTGAGTATTACTGTTATCATTTTTAGCCTTTCCTATATTTTTGGCAACATCCTTTACACCTAGCAGCGATAAGAGCTTGTCAACTCTATTAATGCATGTATGCTTCTTTTCCACAGAAGATTTCCACTTGCTGCTGTCTTCTCCTAGTAGCTTAGCAATAACTTTTTGCGACACCTCGTCTTGCATGTTGTATTTGCTTTTAAACGATACTTCATTACCATGCATAATTGCGTCAAAGAAATGTTGTGGAATTCTTGGCCCGTCTACCGTAACAATTATCTTTTTGTATCTAGGATATAGGCTAGGCATTTGCTGTATTGGCGCTAGTATGTCTGAAGACTGTAAGTCTGGTGATGTGCTAAGGAAGTGCCAGCTCCGAATGTCTGCCGTATCTTCAGAAAACTTAGATGTTGCATCATAATCTGATACAATGCCTAGATCTATGTCAAAGTTATCAAAGTAATCAGTAGATGTTAAGAATACATCGGCAGCGCTCATTATGCTGTGGATCTTAATGTCATTTGTCTTAACCTTGATAGCCTCTCTAGGAAGATTGCTAAACATGAATGGGCAGTTAACATTTTTATCCTTAATCTCTTTCACAATAGTATCCAGCTCATGCTGTTGTATGCCTGTCACGTTGATAACAATCTGTATCTGGCTATTTGACAAATACCGTATAATGTCTCCTGTAAGAAACATATAGTGTGCAAACACGACATCTGGAGAAAACAAGTCCATCTTGTCGTATGCACTCATTCCATCTGCCCATAACTGAGCCTCTACACCGGCTCTATTTAAACACTCAGTAATATAGCCAGCCTCTGTACTCTCGCCATTAATGTAGTTTTGTATTAGTGCTTTCATTTGTCTTCCTAATTTGATGATAAGTTTTTATGTTATTTATTTTGGTTATTGGTGCGATGTTGTTTTCTACTACTGATAGCCTGTGCTTTGTCCTGCTTAGCTCGTTGAGCGCCTCAAAGATAAATTTGTTCTTATACTCAGCGTCTGATATTATAGCGCGTATGGTTTCTACGATACTCTTTTCATGCAAGAATAGTATTTCTGACCAAGTGTTTTCAATACCATAGCAAAAATTCTCAGTATGTCCTCGTTCGTTGATAGTAACTCCAACTTCTAAATTGTCATTGTCAACAGATTCTGAGACTATAAAAGAAGATTTCAAACTTATAAGCGACAATACATCCCTATTTATCATTAGTTCGCCGTTACAAACTAGGACTTTATTGTTAGTTGTGTTATTTAAACATAGTCTTAAACTTTCACAGGAATTTGAATACTCATATAATTGGTTTTCTACTATCCTAATGTTCAACGCTGGGTATTGCTCTCTGATATACTTTGCTATTTTTGTAGACCCAAAGCCACTGCATAGTATAATTTCAAACTCTGAAAAAACACTTTGTATTTCTTCTATTTGCGTATCAATTAAGCACTTGCCGCCTATCTTTAGGAGCGGTATTGGCCCGTATGATTTCATTCTATAGCCGCAGTTCTCCGACAAAAGTATGATGCTAACAAAGTCATCAACCCTTTCGCCCGAAGCCTTCTCTCTTGGCGACGTTATAAAATTAGTGTTTCTTCGCATCTTTTATTTCTATATACAAATTCTCTTGTTTTGCTTCTTCAGCTACGCCCTGTTCAAAATCAGAATAGTTACCATAATTCAAATACCTAAGAGAAATAACTTTTCTTAGTATGATATTAATGTTGTTTGGCTCCTCTGGCTGTCTAAAGTAGACACTCTTGCCAAGGCTCAAATTAAGATGATTGTTAATAAACGCAAAAGTGTTCGGATATATCAACTGTCCTGCATAAACCCTGCAGCAATAGTTGCATCCATTAGTGTGCTTAAAAGACTCATAGTCAATATCGGCGTGCTTTGCCAATGCCACAGCAATGCAAGGTATGTCTTTATCCTCTAGCGTTTTCAGTCCAGATATTACAGCTTTTTTAATATCTTCGTTAGTATTGCCTCTATGTACTATGATAACAGACATCTTATCTGACTGGTATCCAGAATTGACAATGGAATTAACTGTAGCTTCTAGATTTATGTTCTTTTCATCTACGTTTACAACAATGCCGAATTTGACTTTTTTCCTCTGTACAACTTGTTCCATGGTTTCTGTGGACGAATAATAGTTGCAAGCGTCGTTTATAACGTAGAACTCTTTTTCATCATCATACGAGTGAACTATGCTCGCAAACTTTTTTAACCTTTTGGCCTGACATCCTGTTTGCTTGTTGCCCTCAAATACTGCAAGATTGCACTCTCTGCAAGAGGTTTTAGCCCAGCTTTCTTGTTGCTTCGATTTCATAAGATAATCCTAAAACTCTAGTTGATTCTATTGTAAGTCCACAGCTTGCTAATAAATTTCTAGTATAATTAACATCCAAGCAGGAGCTGTTAGAAAAGATATTCTGGTTCGCCTCTGGCGTATTCCAGCCGCCACGCACTATGTGTCTGGCAACGAGTCTAATGTCTAGCCCTCCAATAACTAGCTTGGCATTTCTTCGCATCTTTTTAGTAATCTCAAAAACTGCTTGATGAGCCTGTTCTATACTCATGCCGTTTAGAGAGTCAGATGCTAGAATAAAGTCGCACTCATTTTCAGCATACTGTGATAAGTCTATAGCTCCGTTGACTACATCAACGCGCTCATAGCCTTCAATCACATCTTGTTCTGGGTTTACTATATGTAATTTCATTTTTATACTCCGTAAGCTTTGTCAAATATGTCTGCCCAAGATTCAAGAAAACGTTGTTCTGAAAAGTCTTCCAGTATTGTCTTTCTCGCTTCTTGTCCAAGTTTGTTTCTTAATTCTTCGTCTTCCAATAATTGTTCTATATATCCACGCAATTCCTTTTCATCGTTAGAGATAAAACCATTCACACCATTTTTAACTATTTCAGGTATCATACATGTGGCGGTTGTAACTACAGCGCATCCGCAAGACATTGCTTCCAAGAGGGCGGTTGGGATTGGACTAACCGTGGATGTATTAAGGAAAACTTGCGCACTATTATATTCTTCGACAAGTTTTTCTACTGACTCTGCGGGGCTTCCCAAATCTCCATTTTCCCCTACCACCTTTGTCTCTAATCCTTCAGTCACTCGCTCCCATCCTGAATAGTTACAACAATAGTCTCTACCTCTAAAGTCGTTGACAACGCTCAAAACATATGGCGATTGTTCAACATCTGATGGCTTAAACAATTCCGAGTCTACACAGTGATGAACTACCTCAGACTTTGTGCTATTAATTTTCCATTCGTCTCTAGAATACTCTGAGATAAAAACGTCAATATCTCCAGACATAGTTCTGATTTCTTCTAACCACTCTGGCTTTACATTTGATGTAGGCAGCGTGTGCTCCAAAGACACTAAAGGAACTCCTAATCGCTCCTGTAAAAGTTTTGCGGTTTGGAACTGACCAAACTTACTCTGAGACAGGATGAAATCAAACTGTATACCGTTAAAGATAGACTCAGGTGGAAGTAGGTAATAGTTGGGCGGTACTTGCCCATAATTTGTATTCCAGTCCTTTAAACCTTCAGACCTGAAAGCATAGAAGTCGTGACCTGTTTTAGCCAGTCCCGTTTCATATCTTTCGTGCGTCGGAAAAGTCAAGATTGTATATTTATCTTTTTTACTCTCTCCAACCTTGCTGATTATATTTCTTGTCTCCACCGATGGAGGCAATGCTGGTATTCTAATTTTATGACTACTTACCACCTAAAAATTCCTTAATTAAATTGCCTACGTTTTCGTAAGAGAACTGCTCAGCTCTTTCTAGCCCATCTGAGCTATCATTTCTATTCTCATAGTAATATCTCATAGCTCTTTTAATCTCAGACTCGTTTGGCGTTACCCAAGTTTCTCTTCCAGTAAATATTTCTTTGAAAGCTGCGTCAGTGTAAGTGCATACGGAATCCACACCTGAAACAACCCATCCAGTATTCTTGTTGTCTTTATCTATAAAATCTCTAGGGCCACCAAAATCACTACAGATTGGGGTGTTGCCAAAGGCCATAGCATCAAACGATGGGATAGACCACGCTTCGCCATGAGATGGACATATAAAACAATCGCAGTATTGGTGTAAGCCGTATAGGTCTTCTTCTGGTATTCTTGACGAGAGAACTGCTTCCTGTTTGTACATTCTTACGTCATCGTACATCCGTAGCTCATGCTTTATTTTTTGAGATATACCATCAACAACCTGATGGACTTGCTGTGGATCGTGCCCGAACTTGTTTACTTTTAGTATGAGAGACGCTGGCTCAGAAACATCAAACTCGCTATGGAAGCATCTAAGTATTGATTCGATATTTTTACGCTGGTTAAGATCGCCAATATAATAGAACTTAAATGTACCGTCTGTTTGTTGGTTTAACATTTGAGGATATTTCTTTTTATACTTTGACATCTCAAATGCGTGCGGTACTACCTTGACGACAGCATTTATATTGTCCTGAGACATACTATCCCAAAGGTGTTCACTTGGAACCCACACCTCATCCATCTGTTCTAAATGTACAAACCAAGGATTCATCTTAATACTTGATGTCTCAGAGACAAAGAGTGCTATGTTCTTTTTAAACTTATCTGAGCCCACCAAATGGTGCGGTAAAACGTGTTGGATACATACCTCAGCGTCTGATATATCCTTCTGTTCTAGCTCTAAAATCCTTTGAGGGACTTCGGCGTTGGCTCCAGTTAGAGAAACATTGCGACAAGCTACGTCAATCCCTACAGAGTCCATCGCAAGTATATAATCAATAGCTGCTTGCGACCAGCCAGTGCCTTCTTTGTAATGTGCTATATATAAAACCTTCATTTAACTTCCTCTAGCATAGCTTCTCTTAATAGGTTACATTGATGATTGTTTAGTAGATGTGGGTGTTCTCCCACGTTGCGCGGATACTTGGAACAGTGAAATCCAGAGTCCTCTCCTGCGTCTGATATATAAAAATTGTTTGCTATAAATCTATAAGCCGACAATTGATCTTCTGGTTTTTGGTATTCGTAGTCAAGAGATACATCGAAGCCAGCCTCATTTAGAGCAGTTACAAATATATATTGCTCTGGTCTATATTTCATTCTTTCGCCAGTGATCACGTCCCCAAAAGGTAATACCACCTCTTCTTCCAAGTAGTAAACGTTTTCCTTTGGGTCTTGCAGCGGAATGTTGAAGAGTTTTTTCAGGTCTGATGTAAGTCCTAAGAAAATCCAGTCCGATGGATGATAGTAAAACCCTGATGTTTCTGGGTTGCAGAAAAAGTAATTACTGGAAAGAACAAGCCTGTCAAACAAGCGATGGGTTTCCAGTCTCTGATGAGGCTCCTGCGAAAGTAACTCACCATTGACGAAATTCATTAAGTTGTTATTTGTAAAAACAATATCGTTTCTTACCTTGCAGGCTACATCAAACTTAGCTTTGTTTACAGCTCTACTGCTGAGTATTTGTTTATTTAGTATTACTTCTTCATCATGACCATCCAAGTGTATCTTGTCTACATTGTCTACATCTGTTACTCCATTGGTAGACGCTAAGATTATTTCCGAGTCTGGATAATGTTCCAGTATAGAGTCTACTGTGTTTTGTGTAGATTCTGACACTGGCCCTTGTACAATAAAACTTATCATCTAATATTCTGCATCCTTTGCCATCTAACTTGTTCCCAGTGATTTCTTCTCTCACACAAAGCCTTCAAGTGGTTATATGCAATATCAAAGTTGAATGGGTTCCTAGTAGCTGCGCCGTCAAAAGCTGCCGAGCTTTCGTTGTAGTACATTCCTCCAGTGGTTCCCGTTGAGCTTTGATAGGATAAATCTCTACACAGCCTTGCCTCCGTAAAACTGTCAAGCTTTTCTGGCTCGCATAATACGCTAGATATAAGCCATTTTGCTAGACCTTGATGCGTTACATTTTGAGGTAGTTCTTGAGGCTTTGGCTCTGGCTGTCTAATCTTGGGTGGAGATAACCAAGTCTGCTCTATTGGAAGAATTTCTACACTGTCGAAGTAGTTTTCCCACATCGCACCGCTCAAATGCCATTGGTACTTTTCTTCAAAGTTTTTACGAGCAGTCTTACCAAGCTCGTCTCTTTCTTCCTGACTAAGCGAGAAGAACTTCAATAGTTCTTTAGCGGTGTTGTCGTTGTCGGGCACTGCCCTGTAACAGCCAGTTTCAAGTTCTTTGTATAAAGCTCTTGGCTTTAGCGGTACGCCTCCAAGTTTACGCACTTCGCTTTCCATCGCTGAGTAGTCTGTTGACATGACAGGCACTCCACAGGCAGCTGCTTCTACTTGAGGAAGTCCAAAACCTTCTGAGTTTGCATACTGAATATAGACATCAAACGTGTTGATAATTGAAGCTAAATCTTCATAAGTCGCCCCATCTTTAACACTGCACACAACAGCACTGCGTCTTCCAGTAAATGGGGATTGAATTACTGCCCCTTTAAATAAAGAAGGAAACGGCCTGCCAGTTTCTTTACATATGTATGTCAGCATAACTTTAGATGCCAACTCATTTTGATGGATCAGCTCTGGTATATCCCAGCCTAAGTCTGGGTAACTAGTGTGACAGTATAGGTAATAATTTTTATCTTCCGATGCGTCTAAGAACTTTCTAAACGCTTCAAACAAGTCTGGGAAAAGCTTTCTACGCTGATTCCTCATGACAGTCCCAATAACCTTGAAGGCAGGGTCAATTCCAACATTTACTTTGTGCATGTCCTTATCTTCTACAGGTTGATACGCAGGGTGAGCAGATGGAGGAGCACATCCTATATAGTTTATCTTCCCACCGGATTGATCCTCCAAAATACCACCAGCCCAATCAGAATATGATAGACAGGCATCAGCTCCCTCATAAGTGGCTATCCACTGTCTTGCTTGTGGTCTAGCATCAACAGTTGGCATTATGCACCACTTAAAATAATCTCTATAGGGAGATCGTTCTGCAAAGTCTAGCATCCAGAAGTCACGAATATCACAGACAATATCTGGCATGAAGTCTAAACACACTTCCTCAAATATCCATTCTCCAAACTGGTTTGTAGGTTTAGAGTGGTACTCTTTTTTCTTCTCTTCGGGAAAATTCTCTGGTGGTACTACACCATAAAACTTCCAAGGTATGTCCGCAGCTTTAGGGTCTCCTATCATTCCATAACATCCCATCTCAGCAATTTCATATTTGCCTGTAGAATGAAGATAGTTCAAGATCTCTCTTGTATATGTAGCATAACCCGTGTTTAGAAAAGTAGCTTCACTACAGAATAAAATTCGTTTCTTACGCATCTGATGCCTCTTGGTTTATAATGTCAAACTCATTAACTCTGAATACTATCCCAGATTTACCTTTGGCTGGATTCCTAGCCGAGGCATGGATGTGTATCTTAGTACCTTTTTTTGCGAACTTAGCTATTGTCTCAGCGCCAGTATGCCAAGCCTCGCAGCTCATGAATGTTGGAATCCTGCTTTTTTCTCCAGTGCTTTTCGTCTTTCTATACGTATAGCACACGATGGTGAACCTTAGTAGACTCACGTTATTATCATCTTCCAACTTTGGGTCATCAACTAAGAACCCAGTAAAAGAACAAAAATTCATATTATTACTTTCCGTTTATATCCCCGTACCTTATTATATTAGCAAGAACTAATACCTAAAGCACATTAAATTTCAAAAATATTATTTACTACAAAACTATCGTCCTGTTTAGAGACCGATCCGCCAAACAGTAGGTTGTTACCTTCGTACAGTAGGTATTGATATTTATCTCTACATTCTGGGAAAACTATTACACTGTCTAGTAAACAGCTTTCATCTTCTATTGTCAAGAAGCTCATGTATTTCCCCTTGGATTTGCCCTTGCTAATCCTGTAGTCAGCTACTCTTTTAATATTGCCAGCGACTAGTAGGTTTTTACCCTTTTTGCCGTCTACTATTTCTTTACAACTAGTATTTGCGGCAGATGTATCTGATGCCTCTATCTTTGCCATTGACACTGGACAGCCTAAGAATTTAACTTCCTGATCTACCACCCAAGATGGGTCGTCCGACAAGTCATAAGGAGGGTTTTGCAGAAAGTGGATCTCGTTTTGTACATATTGACTCCTCTCTACTTTGCTAGTTCCGCCACCTTCTTTCTTTGTGGGGGCAAGGTCTTGCAAGCAGCTAGCTAGGTCGGGCCATCTCTTTGACTTGTAATTTTCTCTGACCCATGTCTGCTCAGCCTTTGTTAATCCACGAAAGATTTCATATTCATACAGCGCCCTATTCCTAGAGATTCTATCTTTGAAACCCCTGAAGAAACCAACTGACGCCAAAGCCTTAAAAGCTGTAGAGTTTATTTTTGTACTTAGAAATAGTAATACTTCTAACCAACTAAAACTCTTGGTGGATTTACCTAGCTCATCTTTTAGTTCAGCTATTCCAGCCACAACCTTATCTCCAGTCTTGCCGGTCAAAGACTTTATATCCTTAACACCAAAGTATATCTTGCCCTTTTCCATGCTGAACTTTTCTGAGAAGTTGGTGATGTTAGGAGTCTTTACTTCTATATCGAAAAGCTTTGCGTCTGTTACAAGCTCATATACTTCTTCGTGAGCGTCCTGCTTTTCGTTTGAGTGGTATAAATAGGCTAGAAAGAACTCTTCAGTATTATGTACTTTATGGTATGCACTCCAGTAAGAACACATACCGTAAGCAACTGCATGAGACTTATTAAAAGAATACCTAGATGACTTTTCAATCCATCCGAATATCTCTTCTGCTATTTCTTCTGATACAATCTTTTCTTTCTTGCAACCTTTGATAAAGTCTTTCTTCACCTCGGCCATCAGGTCTGCCTTCTTCTTACCAATCGCTTTTCTTAAAACGTCGGCTTCTTGGAGATTAAACCCTGCTAGTTTTTGTGCAATTCTCATAGATTGCTCTTGGTAAACTAGAACCCCATACGTTGGTTTTAGTATTTCTTCCAAAGATTCATGTAGATATTCTACATCTTCTAAGCCATGTTTTCTATCAATGTATCTCTGGGTCATTGACTTGCCATCAGAGATGGCTTTTAGACATCCCGGCCTAATTAGTGCAATTAGAGCTGATAGCTCTTCCATATTACTTGGTTTTAATTTCTTAGACCAAGATTTACCCAAGTTACTTTCTAACTGGAACACGCCTTTGGTCTTGCCTTCGTGGAAAAGATCCCAAGTTTTATCGCAGTTATAATCAATCTCTCTAGACATATAGTTCGCCGTCCGCAAATGCTTTATCAATAGTTAAGTTTCTGTATACAGATCTATGTGTTTTCATAAATTTAATCATTATGTTCGCTGTATCCTTTACGTCCTGCAGGGCATCGTGGGCATTTTCTTTGCTCAGCCCCATTCTATCCCTAAGTGAATCCATACTAATAGACTTCACAGCTGGATCTCCTTCAGTCCACATAAACATATTATCCATCATGTCTACTTTATATATTTTATTAAAGAGCTTTTGCTGCTCTCGCTCTTTGTCGTATGGGCCGTATGCCTTACATAGACGGTCGATGATAATCATATCAAAGCCAATAATATTAAAGCCTGCTGGGATAGGAGCAAAAAACTGTGTGCCCTTCCAATTGTATTGATTAACAAAGTTACAGAACTTCTTCCATACCGTCTTTGGCATAGGTGCTTTAGCCAGATCATCCCTGTTCTTACCTGTGATGCGAAGTGCCTCATCCTCTAGTGGGTCAAAGCCCATCTCGATAGCCTTTTCATCATCCAAGATTGGACGGATTTCACTATTAAAGGTTCCCTTTAGTTTGAAGTTTCTACCATCTAGAGCCAAAGCCGCAATCTGTGTTGGCTGTGTTTTTCTTGGGTTTCTAGAACCAGTTTCAAAGTCGAATACAATATAATCTCTATGCATCTAAAAATTCCTCTATTTTCATAATCTTGTCTAAAAGGTTGATACCAAGAACATCAAACTTCACATATCCTAATGCTTCTAAGTCTGTCATTTCAATACCTACAATTTTCTCATCACTATTTCTTTGAGGAACCATTGGGCATGACTCATTCAGGTTGTCTGAAGAAATTACAACGCCCGCTGCGTGTTTTCCCTGAGTCTTGAATGTTCCCTCTATCTCTATCGCCTGTTCAAAATATTTTGCATAATCACCCTCAAGTTCGCCATTGTCATTTACAAAACAATAGTCTCTGAGTTCTTCATGATTATTAATAAGTGCATACTTTATAATAGACCTATCTTCTTCATCCATAGCCTGTAACTGATCAGATACATCTGCTTCGTTTGGGATGACTTTTGATATTTCGTTCATCTCGCCAAATGAGCAAGCCTCATTCATTCTCAGCACTTCTTTAATAGCACTTCTACCCTGAAGTCTGCCGAATGTAAGCATCTGACTAACACTGTTATGACCATATGTGTCTTTGAGGTATGTTATTATTTCATCGCGTTTCTTGCCCGGCACGTCAATATCAATATCTGGCAACGAAACGTGGTCTTCTGTATTTCTTCCGCTATTATAAAATCTCTCAAAGAGTAGATCAAACTCAATAGGATCAATCTTAGTGATACCAATGAGGTATGAGATTAAGCAGCCCGCCGCAGAACCTCGCCCCGGCCCAGATAGCCATCCCTTGCTTTCTACATAATTAATGATGTCACGGACGATCAGGAAATACCCGAAAAGATTAGCATCGTTGATAACGTCAAATTCAGACTTAAATCGTTCTAGGTATTGTTGCTTTTTATCTTCGTCCTTTACTTTGTCAGCATTTATTAATAGGTCTCTCCAACCTTCTCTACATAGCTGTTTTAGATACTCTTCTTCAGACTCTCCTGTTGGTGTCTTAAATGTAGGAAGAGATGGCTTTCTTAGGATGTCGAAGTCTTCACATTTTTCACAAATTTCAGTTACCGCCTGTTCACCCTCTTCACCTACTAGCTCGCAGATTTCTGTTCTGTTAGGCATATGAAATTCGTTTGATATGAAGAACTCTTTGTTGTCAATTTCTTCATGTTTTTTTAGCGCTGAGTAAACTTTTGGCAGCGTCTTTTTCATACTAGAACATAGTAAAATTCTGTGGAGTTCTGCGTCACTTTTTTCGCAGTAATAGATGTCTCTGAGCCATTCCGTCTTTTTATAGAAGTCGTCGCCAGAAATTGGGGATAGTTTCTCATCTTTTGCAACAGAAATTAAGTTGCCTTTAGAGCAGATGGAGATAAGATATTTTTGAGATAACTGGCCTTCCTCATCTAGGCTAGAGATTAGCTTGATGAGGTCGAACCAGCCCTCTATATTCTTAGCAAAAAGCGTGAATCCGTCAAAGCTACAACCAATGATAGGTTTAACGCCATGCTTTTTACAAGACTTAACAAAGTTCACGGCCCCCGAAACTGACTTATAATCAGCAATGCCGCAGAACTTGTAACCGTTTTCTTTACACTTAGCCGCCAGCTGTGCTGGCTTTGAGTATCCTTTTAGTAAACTGTAGTGCGTATAGTTGCACAGTGGAGCCCAGTCCATAATTAATCCTTCAATACAAGTTTCAATATTAGTACGGGTAATTATCCCGTTATTATATTATAGTCAAATCAAGCGTATAAAACACTAGTTTTCAAGATATTTTATAGTTTTAATAGTTTTGGTATTGTCCTCTGCAACATTACCCTTCATTTCCTCACATGCTGGGCACATATCTTGTTGCATTGGCGGATGAATACCAAGGCGATGATGAGTTAGAAGTATGGCCTTTAATATGTGGGTATCTCTAGCTCTACATTCTTCGATTAGAGTGCGGAGCGCAGGGTCTGAGGCCATAATAATATCAGGCTCATGTAGCTCCTTGTACATCCAGCCATTAAAACCTAAACTTACTAAATTAATAAATACGAGTACATAAACAGCGTTCTTGAAGAAATTCATTTTTACACCTTAAGAAAATAGATCAGTAATTACTTTTCCTGAATTAGCTATCTTCATAGGTCTGCCGTTCTTACTCGTGAATGTAGTTGTCAAGGATATACCAAGAGCTTTACATACAGAAGCCATAACATCTTGTGAGCTGTATGGTTCTGTCTCAACCCGTGTGCCGTCTGAGTTAGTTTCACCGATGGCAATGCCACCGTTCATACCAGCTCCTCCAACGACAACACTCCAGCTTCGTGCCCAATGGTCACGGCCAGCATTTTGGTTGATACGAGGCGTGCGACTAAATTCGCCCATCCAGATTATAGCTGTATCCTCCAGAAGCCCTCTTTGTTCTAAATCCTCGATTAGTGCGCTCATGCCTTGATCCAGCATGGGCAATTTATTGTCTCTTAATGTTGGGAATATGTTCTGGTGATTGTCCCAGCCTCCCAAGTTTACTTCTATAAAAGGGACTCCAACCTCGACAAGCCTTCTAGCCATTAGGCATGACTTGCCGAAGTTGTTGTCTCCATATCTATCTTTAACCGCATCAGGCTCACCTGCAACCTTGAACGCTTCCATTTGTTCGCTGGTTAGCAAGCTAAATGCCTGTCTCAAAACATCTCTGTGATCTTTAGCCATAGAGCCTCTCTTCTGGTTAATAAAACCATTTTCGATGACATCTAATGCATAAGCTCTTTGCAGGAATCTTGCGTCAGGTTTTATGTCTAGGTTGCGAACTCTGCCATCGCTGTTAACAACGAATGGTGAATAGTTCATACCTAAAAACCCTCCGCCAATACTTCCTCCTCCGACTGAGACGAATTGCGGAATATCTAGATTATTTCTGTGTAGCTGATGCGATAATACAGCACCATAGCTAGGGTGCTCAATACTGGGGTTGGGAACATAGCCAGTGTGCATGTAATACCGCCCACGCATGTGGTCAGCTTCACGGGTACTCATGGATCGGATGATTGCCATATTGTGCATTTGCTTTGCCATTAAAGGCAAGTGTTCGCATATCTGCACGTCTCCAGTTGTGGATATTTGTCTAAATGGCCCGCCTGTAGGCGCTTCCGGCTTTAAGTCCCAAAGATCCATAGTCGAAGGGCCACCACCCATCCATAATAGTATAGCGGATTTATTATTCTTCCGCATTTCTTCTGCATTAGCACTTAACAAGTCTACCAGTGGAAGAGAAGAAAATCCAGCTAAAAAACTTCGCCTGTCCATAAAATTACTCCTATAATACTGCGCGCTGTTGCCTGATTAGGGTCAACGTATTAGGCGCAATTTGGACATGTACAATTAATATCACAGATGCAAGTTCCATCTGAGCAGGGGCAATCCCCTTCACATATTTCGCAAGGTAAGGGCTGTCCGTCCATACAACCAAGCGTCATCATAACACCAAAAACAAAAATAAAACTAAGTAACGTTTTCATTGTAGCACCTCTTACCATTTTCTGCAAGACCAGTATCGTGCCTTCCAGCGAGGGCCGGGAGTATCACACTTGTGTCTTGCTCTAAAACTTTTACGACGTTTTGGATTATCCTTCTTGATTTCCATATTAGGATCTCCAAAGTTAACTTTAACAACATTTCCTTTATCGTTCTTTACATATACAGAAAACTTTTTTGGCCCATCAGGAGTTCTGAATGGCTTGCCAAGTTTAACTTTTCTGCCTTGATATTCTGCGGCCTTACCTTTGTAAACAAGGTTTACGCCATCTTTCTTGTATATTCCTTTTCTGGAGTAGTTAAATAACTCGCCAGTTTTTGGGTTTTCATACTGATAGGCGGCTTTTGATTTTTTAGGATGACCCTTTGGCAAGAGATCATTGTCTTGGGTATAAGCAGAGTTAGAAGGTTTACCAGTTCTTAGTAGTGTCAAGAACGCATTTACTCTAGCAATAGCCCACCCATGACGACTCATCTTTGGAGCGTGACTAGTAGAGTAAGCTCCAGCACCTCTACGGTACACAGCTTTAAGCATACCAAGCGTAGCTTTTGAGCCTTTGCCTTTAGCGTTGTGTTCCTTTACCTTTTTAGAAAGTTGAGCAGTAACCTCTTTGCTAAACGTGATCTTTCCGCTGGGGTTTTTGGCACTGTCAGGCTTATTCTTTTTTGAGCCTTTCTTTTGATCCTTTTTAGGCGCAGGAGTTCTACGAGGATCTTTTGGGCCGGGCTTGTCAGATTGAGCTTTCTTAAGTTCTTCTTGGCTCGGCCTGCCTTCTTTCTCTGTCTTGGCTGGCTTATAGTTTTTGCCTTCCCTTTCTTTCTTCTTGCGAATGTTTTCCCAAAGGCCGGGCTTTGCTTCTGAAATATCCCACTCTTCTACTTCAGACTCTTCGTGGTACACCTCTTCAGCAGAAACATAGTCTTCTTCTGAGGGGATATGGAAGTTATCTTCAGTAATTTCTTCTGAAGTTCCATATGTATTTTCATAATAAACTTTGTCTATTTCACTAATATAATTCTTAGTCATTAATGATTCTCCTGAACTATTAAGTCTTTTATAACTATAATTTACCTTTGTTGATGATCGTTCCATATTAGTTTGGCTATATTAAATTCTTCCTGCGTGTCTATATCAATATACGGCCCTTTTGCCGTCCACAATACAGAGTTTGGTGAGTATGTATATCTATATTTGTGTAACACGCTTGGTGTCGTCACGCACATTGGTGTTATATAATAAATCTTTGGTAAGTTTTGAGAAGGCACATGCCAGCTTCCGGGGCCAAAATTTAAGCCTTGCAAGTTTTCATCTACAAGATAGTCTTTAAACTCATAGACGGGGATTACCGACTCGTATTTACCTATATTTTCCTTTGCAAAGTCAAAAAAAACTTCTATATCATTATACAGCCAAAACAATGGCATTATGCATTGCCAGAAACAAACTGCTTCTTTTGGCGAAAACTTTTTATTCAAACTTTCTGAGAGCTCAATTAAAACGTTTAGCCACTGATTCGATGTGTCGCTGAGTGGTATATGCTGTGCATCATACTTTTTAAGGAGATCATATGTCTCTCCTCTATCCTCACACGCTAAAAATACTTCATGGTTATGTTTTTTAAAGTTCTCAACGCTAATGTCTAACAAAGACTTTCCGTCTGCAAACTCTATGATGTTTTTATTTGGTAGTCTAGTAGAGTCAAACTTGAATGGTATTACAATTTTCATCATCTAACCTATTGATTCTTCCAGACTTGATAGCCTGCCTGATAAAAAACTGATCGTACTCCAGCCTTATGTTTGCCGCTAGAGGTCTAGTCTTTCCGTAATATCTGTTTTTGTCTTTTCTGAAATTTATTTTATCGTGTGAATATGTTGATTCATTCCCCAGTCCTGCTATACTAATATTCTTGTATTTTTTTGTGTAGTCTAGTACTGTTGCAGTCCCGGTGAATAATCCATGAGGATGGCCAAGAGGTTTATCATAAAAGTAAGCCATCATGTCATGTATGTTTCTTGTCATTTCTGAGTAGTAACATTTTTCAATAACTACTCCTAAGTCCCAGCACATACCCCAAAAATCTCTAATGCATCGGTCTTTTTCCTTTTTTGTAAATATATTTGGTGGATCTTTTGGAAGCCGATAAGGTTTAGGCGGATAGTCCCCATCAACATCCCAAAATTCCTTGCTGTATGTGATAATGAAAATCTTCTTTCCATATTCAGAATCTTCAATAGATTTCAAGTTTTTGATTAGATCATCTACAGCGTTGTTAACATAATGTCTAACTACTTTTGGGTGTGCAACTATATGGTGTGTCCTTTCACCAATGTCTTGCGTATATAACGACTCATCGTGGTCATGACTGTTCTTGAAATTTATCCTAGTTATTAAGTCATGAGAGTCTATTACACTTCCTAGTTTTTTACCCGAAAGACTACTAGATTTTCCCACTATGCAGACTTTGGTGTGTTCATCCATTATAATATTACCTTAGCTTCTCCTTCTAATAAATATCTTGGGCGACCGCCGTTGTCCACGCGTTGAATTCCCTTTTCTATCCCAAAGTGGTCAAACAGTGTTGCCTGTAAGTCAAGTGGGCCTACAGGATTTTCAACTGGGCTATAAGATCTGTCAGATGCACCGATAGTTCTGCCAGTTTGATAATCTCCACCAGCCATCATCATTGGCGTAATTGCAGGCCAGTGGTCTCTGCCAGCGTTGGCGTTAATCTTTGTTCTCCCAAACTCTCCAGTTACCACGAGCAATACTTTATTACTTAGCCCTCGTTGATCTAGGTCTTCTAGGAATCCTGCGATAGCCTTGTCGATTGGAGACACCCTTTTCTTAAGTGCGTCTGAAATATTGCTATGCATGTCCCATCCGCCATAATGAAGAGTGACAAATCTTGTGCCATGCTCCACAAGACGACGAGCTAGCAACATTTGTTCGCCAATATCATTCGCTTTTTCTGACCCATACAAAGCTTTAGTTTGTTCCGTTTCTTTGTCTGTTGCGAACGCATCTTTGGCTGAGCCAAGAATAACATCATAAGCCTGACCTTTGTAAAACCCAACTGATTCAGCGCCTGCTCCAGATATATCTTTGGCCGCTGAGCCTATAGCTCCCAAGAGTTGTTTTCTATTGCTAAATCTGTCGATTTCAATTCTTGGTGTAAGGTTGTCTTTATTTGATGGATCGAAAGGCTTGTATGCTCCACCAAGCCAAGCGCCTTCATCACCTTCTATTTTACCTTGTTTGACATATGTTGGCACTCCATTCTGGGGGTGATTCGTGCCATAAACAGCGGAAACAATAGAACCAAAAGATGGATACTTAGCTATAGATGTTGTTGTTCTTTCTGGGTTGTAGTGCCCAGTCATCATGAAGTGAGTACCTTGTCTATGAGATGAATCTTTATGGCTAAAAGAGTTGACAACATTTAGCTTGCTTGTGTGTTTAGCTAGCTCTGTCCAGTCAGCGCCAAGAGTGATATTTGTTTTTGGATCATGAATAGCTCCATTGATTGGTTGCCATTCAGTTGGAACTGTATCGTTAGGGGCGTGGAATGTTTCAAACTGAGTTGGCCCTCCTCCAAGCCACACCCAAACAACGGCTTTATCTTCATACGACAGAGCATCTTGAGCTAAGGCGTAATCAGATAACCCAACGGCACTTAATCCAGCGCCAATACTCCCTACTCGCAAAAAATTTCTTCTATCGTATATGAAGTCTAACATTTTGATCTCCTAAATTTGTTGAGTTCTGAAATTGCAACATTGTGACAATCTGCTCGTACAACAAAATTATTTGAGGGGTCTATCTGCCCCTTCTTTAAATGTCGGGACTTTTCAAAATATTCGTCGTGCCCGAGCCAACCAAGAACCCAAGCCCTTCCCCATCTTCTATTTTTGTTTTCTACTCTTACAAAAACATATCTGTCACATTGTTGCTTTGTATTAAAATTAGCAACTGAGCAATCATAGTACGGCTTTGGTTCTGAGGTGCATCTTTTTGTTTTAACATCGTACTTGATGTCGTTTTTATCTACAATGTCGTAGTCATAAGTATTGCTTATATTGCCTTCAATAACTACGTTGGCTACCTCTTCTCCTATAAAGCCAGCTATGTTGCCATCACCCTTCATGATAGAGTTTTTTATAACTCCCATTTCACGGGATTTGGCCCATGCTCTTTTCTTCATTTCCTCTGTGATTTCTACTTGAATCATAGTATTTTCCTTATCCGGGAGCCTCATAGTGGCCCACGCTAAATCCTTTGGCAGTACACTTTTTCACGGTTTCGTCCATTCCGTGTTTTTTAAGGTGCTCCTCTATATGTATACACATATTTTGGTCTGTGCCTTCCCAGTTGTTCTTGTAGAAGTGGCATAGCTTGTTGCACTTCCAATGGTTTCTTGAGTAAGACATAGGTTTAGGCTCCTGATTCCTACTAATCTGCTGAAATCTTAGCTTTAGCATCTCTAAAAATTTCTCTTGATCTTTCTTATCAAAGCACATTGAGAACGGGCCGCCATCTCTAATAAAGAATATCGTCATAATTGCCTGCTCATAGTCAGGAAATAACTTGGATATTGCATAATTATATAGTAATAATTGGGGGTCTGAACATAACTTCTCGTATGTCTTCTCTTCTCCAGTCGCCCAGTCAATTCTTCTCCCAGTCTTCCAGTCAACTACCTCGATTATACCATCTTCTACCTCAGTTACAAGGTCTATCGTCCCTTTTATTGCCAAATTTCCAGTAATCTTTTGTCCGTCTGGCATTTCATAATCGTACTTTGCCCAGTCCTCTTCGATCTCTATGTCAAAGTGAGGTTCTGCCGCAACAATCTTCCTGTTTCTAGGGTCGAACAAGCCGTTGTTGTAAGTGATAGCTTCCTTAGTAAGATCCTGACAAAACTTGTAATCAGATTTTGTATACTTATGAGTACAGTTACTGGTATACCAATCGTAGCTTTGCTTAAGAATGTCTTCTACAAAGTCCTCGCTCTTGAGTTTTTTACGTGTAAACTTGATGTCGCCAAGAGCATCATCTGCGAGAAGCATCTTTTTATTGTCTTGCTGTAAATGCTGACAGCCTGCGAGTACTTCCATAACCTTATGAACTACAGTACCAAGCTGAGCTTTCTTACCTGACACGGACTGATGCCCCAGAACGTAGGTGATGAAATACTGCATCTGACAGTATGAGTAGTTGTTAAAGCTAGAACTTCTAATATACGTTACTAACATTATAACTCCAATTCTTTATAAACATTTCTTATCTCTTTAAAGAGAATATCTGGGCTTGAGTTCTTGATAACATAATCAAAATTATCCCAGTCGTAGTTGTCTTCATCTAGTGCGTTTTCGCTAGAGTGTGAGTCGCTCTGAAACTTTCTGGTAAGCCTAATTACTTTACCTCCAGCGTTTCTTATAGCATCAACCTCATTAGGGAATCTAACATCAGCTATGATTGCCAGACTGCTTTGTTCAGTCCTTATAGTTGAAATAGCGTGATCTACCCATACGTTGTTGTACATTTTTCTCATTACATCAGTGCCGAAGTATTGCAGGAGCTCTCTGGATGTCATCGCTCCCCTGTTAGTATTTAGGCTGCTGTTTTGCCAAGTTGGTATATCTTCCCACATAATCTTGGTCTTGGTATTCTTGTCTGCATCTGTTCCATATACTTGGCTATGAGATAGCCCAAAGAATTCCATACACAACTGCTTAAGTCCATCGGCAAAGCTATAAAGTTTTACATGAGGCCACATGTTGTGGTTAGCGTATTGAACGAAAGCATCATCTCTTCTTGCTATGTCTAACAGGCCATATTCACTATCACCATCTACAGAAGTCTTAATGACGAGCTGACCTTTGCCATCAATCTCAAAGTCTTCAATAATCCCCAACTGCTTGAGTACAAGCCCATGAATGTAGTTGGCGGCTGTGTTCTTGCCCGCTTGTTTTTTCCCAGATATTCCTATTATATTCATTAATACATACCTTTCAATTCTGGCAAGATAGTATCTTTGATTTGAGCTGTAGTCATATCGCCTACATCTTTTCTTGACATGCGTGGGAAAATTACCTTAAACATCCTACTCATCTGTCTTTGTATCTGCATCTTTGATTCTCTTCCTGCCTGATCGTTATCAGTCAAAACTATTAGTCTAGTTACTCCGCTGGATTCAAGTATCTTCTTCTGCTCTGGACTTATTGATTTACCGAATATCCCAACAGCGTTCTTAACGCCAGCTTCATAAAGTTTCCAAACATCACCTTGCCCTTCTGTTAAAAAGAGAGTAGATGTCTCCTGTGCCTTGTCTATTGCTCTGTGGTAGTTATATAAGTACTGCCTCTTGTTAAACCCTCTGGTAAACAAAAATTTAGGGTTGATATAATCCTTAGTAGATCTACCTATGTATGCCACAACTTTATCACCACTTAGGTTGTGAATTGGTATGATAGCTCTTTGTACCATTGAAGATTTTTTCTGATTACAATCTCCAACCTCAAAGTGAAGAAGTGTGTCGTCTTCAAATCCTCTCTGGTAGAAGTACTTTGAAGGGTGTGATATATCGCAATCTATCGTGACATGTATATCGTCTTTTCCTTCAATCTTCTTTGAAAACATATTAACCATTTTGACAAAGCCATCTTCTTGCTCGTCTGTCTTCTTATCGACATTAATTGAGCTATTGTCAATATTTAGAATTTTGCAGGCCCAAGTTAGAGCCTTGCTAAACCCAACATCTTCTTCCTCTTCTTTGGATAGTATACCTTGTATTAGTCCAATAACATCATTTGAGAAATCATCCTGACATCTACGAGACCAACAACTCCATATATTCTTATGTGTTGAATAGGAGAATCCGTTAGCGTTATCACCACCGTGAACAGGACATGCGCAGGTAATGTTTTCGCCATTCTTTTCAAAGTCAACATCAAGCTCAGATAATAATACTTCGATATTATTCCCAAGGAGCTTTTTGATCTTCTTCAAGTCCATCTTCTTCGACATCTTCGTTTACCTTTTCTAAACCTTCTGCGTCAATTAATCCAGTGTCACCAACAGGTTGTGATTTGAATTCATTTCTTGTCTTTAGCTCTACTAACTTTGCGTGTTCTCCAAGCATCCTCATATTTATGTAGTCACCATCGCTTAATCCAGCTCCATGTCTTGACACGATGGGTACAAGTTTTCTATTGCCGGCCTGTGGGCCATCCTCAGCAAGCTCCTCTGGCGACTTTGATTTGAATATGGAGAAAGAAGTACACAGCCATATAAGCCTGTCAGATCCACTTACAGCGTCTGTTGATTCCTTAGTGATTCCGTCTCTGTTTAGCTGAACAAACGACAGACAGGGGAAATCAAACTTTACTGCCAAGTTGTGTAAATTCGTAATCTGGAAGCCTAACGCTTGGTATTCTTGGATGTTATTTGTTATTGAGCTAGACGACATGAGCTTCAAATAATCGTAGACTACAACACAGTCATTTGTCCTGCCGTTCTCATCCATCTTTACATCTTGGATAATCCATCTCTTAATAATGTTGAGTATTTGCTCAAATGGTTTTCCAGCTACACTTACATAATTATACGGTATATTTGAAATGTGTTCCACTGCTTCATGTACACGTTGATTTTGCTCATCGTCATCTACAAACTTACCAGTAGCTACGTCTTGAATTGGCACACCACTAAGATTGGCTATAATTCTATTCAGGTGATCTTCCTTAGACATTTCAGTATCTAAGACTAAGACCGGAACGCCGTCAGAGGCAACGTTAAGTGCTACGTTGTCAGCAAATACGCTCTTACCAACCTTTGGTCTGGCCGCAACTAAGTCTACGCACTTACGTCTCAAGCCACCGCCAATAGCATGATCAAACCTATCAAAACCAGAAGGTATTCCAATTACATCGCACTTGTTCTCAGTGATAAATTCAAGGTATTCATCTACATCCTTACCAATCTTTTCTGGTCTTTCGCCACCATCGTCTTCTCTCAAGAAGTCCATCACTGGATCTTCTATTCTTCCAATGATCTCATCAATAGACTCTGTTCCATTCACAGAATCCATGTCCTTGTGAATTTTCATTGTCAGTTTTTTGATATTCCTAGCGAACTCAAACTTCTTAACCTGTACGGCAAAGTTAAATACATTACCCTGATTAACTGGAAAATCAAACAGTGATCTTATGTACTGTAGCTCTGTATCGTTTTCAATTCTTTCTGAGTGCTTTAGCACTGAGGCTGCGGAAAGTATTGACGGCAGATCTACCTCGGAATTATTCTCTATTACATGCTGTACGCAACTATAAAGAATCTGATTATTGTCGTGTCCGAAGGACGATGCCGTAACTATATCTGCAACTTCAACATAGGCATCAATACCGTATTGGAAAAGTCCAGCAAGCACTGCCCTTTCAGCTCCAATATCTGTCAAATTATAATCCATGTTTATCTTCCTGTGCAGGTATTACATCTCATATATTCTCCACTTATTAGTGAAGGGTCAATCTTGAAGCTCTTACCACATATGTGGCATCTCTTCTCTACTTTGGTAGAAGGTGGTCTATTTCTAGGTGTCAGCTCAACATCTGGAGTTTCAACATCTCTGTGTTCTCCAGTGTCAGTCCAAGTGTTTTCACCACCTCTCACAGGTCTTTTTCTACTGTCAGGATTTTCGTTTTTTATCGAGACGTAGAAGTCACTACCTACCTCTTTAATCTCTTCCTGTGGTTCTTCTGGCTTTTGTTTTTTCTTAGCAAGTAAAGCCTCAAGTTCCTCTATACTCATGTCTTCTGGATTCATAGTCTTTTACCTCTTTCTAGTAGGATGTCTCCTTGTCTTTTAAGTTCGTAGACTTTTCCTTCTAAGCACTGAAGTCGCGCTTCTGCGACAGCCCTCATGGAGTCTACACTTGCAGCGTAACTATTTTCTTTAATAATAATCTGCCTCTTAACATCATGTTTTGTATACTGGTCAAAGTTGTTTAGGTTGGCCGCTACAAGTTTCTCGATCTGGTCTTCACACCAATTCAATGCAACTTTGTTTTTGTTAATTTCGTCTTGTATGTAAGTCGAATATCCATACAACAAATATGCCGTGTCAAACATTTCTTGGGTTGTCATTTTACCCATGTCTTCTTTTGTTAAATTAGACGCGACAATGTACTCTACATTAAATGTGGCGTAAGATACATTGGTAAGATTGATGTATTCTTCAATAGACTTTATATGGTCGGCTAATCTATCAGATGCCTTTAATTGATTTTCTCCACTCATCATCACTCCCAGAATATTTTAATGTTACTATTTCAATATTGTTAAGTTCGCACCACTCAATCTTATCTTCGTCTCTAGCTTTCGCTAGTATGAAATCAGCTTTGCTCTTATGGAAGAATGGTGTGTATTCATAATGCTGTCTACCGTGCACCTCTACAGCTTTCCGTATGTTAGGTATAAAAAAATCTAAATATAATACGGATCGCTTATGTGTAGAGGTACTTCCCGGCAGTTTAACCTCTTCCAAAACTCTGTAGCTGTGATAAACCTCTTTAATAAGTTTTCTAGCCCTCATGTGGTGCTTTGAACGCTTGCGTTTATCGTTAGCTTTAACATCATATTTTTGTAGATTGAGATTGTACTCTCTACCGTTTAGACCAATTACCTTCAAAACAACTCCTTGATTTGGTCGTAAATAAAATCACAAATCTGTGGGTGTTCGTTGAGAAATTCTGACAGATTGTTAACACCTTGAAACTTGAAGAATCTTTCAATGTCTTCTTCTTTTTCTCCCACTTCATTATCTTTTAGTAGCTTAGCGATGACAGGGTTTTCTTTGTCCTCAATCGCACACTGTATTGTATACCAAGCTCCCGCTGTCTTAATAAATCTAAACTCACAGGCAATCTGTACAACTTCCTGTACTTCGTCTAGGCCTATTCCATATCTAATCCAGCTCTCAGCAGTTGAGTTTGGAATACCACCTGCATTGGAAGTCTTGATGTTCCAGTTTGCAATTTGACCAACGTGCGGGCCAGTCTGTGCTGGAACTTGCCATTTTCCACGGTGCGTAATAATCATATTAGTTCCAGCTTGATACTGTAACATATTCCCGCAGTCTGCCATTTTCATTGGCGCATACCTGCTACCGCTAGTATTTGCAATGTTGTGAGTAATGCAGATGATGATAGTCTTGTTCTTTGTGACAGACCCACCAATACGCTTGAAGAACATTGACAGCAATCTCGGCAAGGCATTTCTTACGCCAGTTCTAACCTCGCCCTCTAGCTCATCTTTAGGAACCATGTTAGACATAGAGTCAACAATAATCAAACACTCAGGATCATTGTTTATATAATACTCTATGATGTTCAGGAAGTCTTCCGCTGACAAAACTCTATCATCAGTGGACTCTACGATCAGAATCTTATCTGGGTCTAAGCCTTTGATGCCTTCAAAGTTTTGCTTGGCAAGCCTACCTTCTGTGTTCGCATAAATAATCTTTTTACCGAGAGCCTGACACTTGGCGGCAAAATGAAGAGCAGTAGTAGTCTTACCACTCTTAGGGTCTCCAGTCATTACCACACAACTGCCTTCTCTCAGTCCACCACCTAAAGCGATGTCTAGTGCTGGTGATACGCCTATGACCTTGAGATTGTTCAGGTTGTCTAGAACTTCTGTGCCAGTACGGACTACATCTCCGTAGGTTGATATGACAGAGTTACTAACAACATCTTCAGTAAATTTATTTGCCTTCTTCTTCTTTGCCATTTAGTCCTCTCAATCTTTGCAAGCTAGATTTCTTACCGAAGGAAGCCGATCTCTTCTTCGGTTCTTCCTGTATATTTATAGTAGTAGAATCTGCCTGTTGTTGCTCAATTATTTTTTGATATTTAACAATTACTTGCTCTAACTTTGGATAGCCCAAAGAATAAACGTGTTTAAGCTCGTTTGAGTTGAGAGCTTTGATTACAGCCGAGCAGTCAAATTTTTTAATCAATCTATTTGCTAAAATTATTTGATAAGAATAAGTCTTTTTCCACTTCTTAGTGTTCCAAAACTTATATGCTTGAGTGCCTTCGTTTTCTTTCTGTGCCATACGTGTACACATTATCTCAGCTATGTACTGAGCACATGTACAGTATTCTCCAGTGGAAGGCGATAGATATTTACTATTCTCTGTTCTCTCTTTTGCCATGATATATCAACGCTTCTTGTATGCAATCTTCAAGTTTATCTACAGTGTTTAGTTCTTCAATTAATTCTGGAGCCATCCACATAACCTTGTGAACTTCTCCTTCAATTAGTTTGCCAACGGTTATACAGTCTCGGCTTCTATCTGCTCCGAGCCTGCCAACCGCTGACTTGGTTAGATAGGCTGCCTCACCATCAGATACGTCTGTGGGCACTTTATGAGATTTAAACTGGAGCACAACAGTGTTCACATCACAAACATGTGTGTTGCAGTAATCCTTTACCTCCAACCAAGATGTTAACCTTCCAGTTCCTTCATCTTCCTTGAAGTAAAGTGTCTCACCATTAGATAGTTCGGCGCTTACCCATATGCTACTCTTATCTTTCCTATAATAAGGTAGCCAATTATCTCTTCCCTTAATTAACATTATTTAGTGATCCTAGTAGTACAACTCGTAATCCTATTGGATTTTTTTGCTACTTTCTTTGTTTCATCTGAAAAGCTAGATGCGTTCTCAGTCATGATAGCAACTCCCGGCTGTCTTGCGATTTGAGAACCAGCAGTTAGTTTTTCTCCATCTTCTTTCTTGCACGCTTCGACCCTCTTCCTGATAGTGGCTTTTGGTCTGTCAAGCTCTTTGGCAATCTCATCAACCGTGTTGGTCTTGTAGTGATGCTTAACATAGAATTCTTCCGCTTTTCCTAGTGGCCCTTTTTTAGTCATTTAAATAGCTCCTTTGTGCTTTCGTATAATATAAAGAATTGTTTGTTTTCAAAAACAACATGTAAAAATCAAATGTTTCTTTTTTAACTTTTTTCATCCTAAGTTCAATATGGTCTTTCCTAGCTGAGTACATTCCAGTTGGATTAAATGGAACGTTGTCGTGTGTAGCTACTTTGTAAACTACACCTTGAGGTGAAGTCATCTTTTCTGCGTATACCTTTTCTTTGTCGTTGCCGACTGGGTTTCCAGCATTTCCAAACTGTTCGTATTTGAATCTTTGTTCGTGCATCTTGGCTGAATCAGGATCTAAAAATCTCATTTCTTACCCCTCATAATATAGTTCTGCTTTTGTTTGGCTGACATCTTATTTATTTCTGCCCTTGAGGCGGTAGCGTGTTTGCCATATATATCCTTATCTGAAGGTTGAGATTTTGCTTTGTTTTCTTTTACCTTAGTTTCAATCTCAGACCTCTTGTAGTGACCCATATTCTTTGTGTTTTTGTCGGCTAGTTGACCGATAGTAGACACATTTTCTACAAACGCAGCTCTTCCACCAAATATAACCCTAGACAATGAGTGTTCACCACATTGCTCACAAAGCGTGAGTGGATCATCCTTAATAGATTGTAGCACATCTTTTAACTCATGTCCACAGTTTTTACAAATATAATCATAATTAATCATAGTAATCTTCCTCTAGAGCCTCAAGGACTCTACCAATTATTCCGTTCCTTTGAATATCCTCGTAATAAAGCCGGCTAATTCCGACTCCTTCTACACCCTCTAGTCTATCAATACATTCTAGTAGGCCACTGAACTTTCTAATGTCAGTTTGTCGTATGTCACCGTTAATCAGAACCTTTGAGTTATCACCCATTCTGGTTATAAACATTTTAATCTGTTCTAACGTACAGTTCTGTGCTTCATCTAGAATCATGTAGGCATCGTGAAATGTTGCGCCCCTCATGACTTCAAGCGGTTCATATCTTATTCTCCCATCATTGAATAATTTGCCGTAGTAATCCCTACCAAGAAAGTGTTTAAGGTTTTCTTCCATAGGTAGCAAGTAAGGTTTAATCTTTTCGTCTAACTCGCCGGGAAGTGAACCAATATCTTTACCAGCACACACTAAAGGTCTGGTAACTATAATTTGTTCTAACTCATCTCTATAGATATGGTTTGCGGCTATACCGGCGGCAATATAAGATTTACCACTACCAGATGGGCCAGTACAAAATATAACGTCGTTATCTACTATATCTCGTATATATTCTTTTTGGTTCTCGGTCTTTGCTGTAATAGGAACAACTCTACGCCGTTCATTCTTTTGTTGTTTGCGGGATTTTCTCATTTATGATCCTTTTTATTTGCCGCTACTTCCAAAACCTCCCTGACCTCTATCAGAGTTTTGTAAGACATCGACTTCTTGTAATCTAAATTCTGGAACTTCCTGAAACAGGATTTGTGCAATCCTGTCGCCTTCCTTTATCTCCACCCAATCTTCATTACTGGTGTTCAGTAAACAAACCTTTACTTCACCCCTGTAACCAGAGTCTATAACGCCTGCTAATACGTCTACACCACCTTTTACAGATAGCCCCGATCTAGGCCACACTAAACCCACGTATCCTTCAGGTATCTCCAAAGCTATACCAGTTCTATACGTTGCTCTCTGTCGTGGAGCAAGGGATCTGTTTGTTAAAGAATACAAATCCCATCCAGCATCCGATTGGTTAGCCCTAGTTGGAATACTTGCTTGTGGCTCAAGTTTTTTTACATTGATTGTCTTACCAGCAAATCTTTCATAGCTGTAGCTGTGTAACTTTGTCTGTGTTTCTGTCATAGTTTGATATCTCCAAAATCCATATCCTCAAGGTCATTCGTACTAGCTCCAATTTTGTATGAGGTTATCTCATGTTCTTGTGGTGCTACTTGAACAGCCTCACTGTTAATCCACGGCTCTGTCCATCCAGCTATAGGATTTCTTAGACCAGAGTCGTAAGGTAGTTTGATAGATTTTCTGCGGCTCATACAAAGCCAATCTATATATTGATGCATAACTGGCTCACTAAGTCCGATAATAGAGCCATCCTTAAATAGGTATGATGCCCATTTCTTTTCTTCTGACGCTGCACTTTCAAACATTTTGATCGCTTCTTCTTCACACTCTTTAGAAGTCTGAACAAAGCCCTCTGACTTTTCGGTCTGAAGAATTTTTAGAATCTGTTGAGTATTATGGAGATGTACAGCTTCATCTCTTTTGATCAGCTTTACAATGTCTGCATTGCCAACCATCTTTTTATTTTCTGCAAATGCAAAAGCACAAATGAAAGAAACATAAAATCTAATGGCTTCCAATATATTTATACTGATCAGCGTAAGGTATATTTGTTTTTTAACATCATCAATTTTTTTGCTATTACTAAGTTTTCTTAACTTGTCGTATTCCTTGACTGCAACGTCAGCCCTTGCGACAATTTCCTTATCTGTCAAGCATGAATCCAAAACCTCGCTGGGGTTTGGGTATACATTCTTAATAATATAAGTATAGCTGTAGCTATGTATCTGCTCAAAGAACTGCCAGACATTTAAGCACGCCTCTAGCTCTGGGTTGGAAACATATTCTTGAATCGTAGGAACGCCACGGCAGATTACGGAGTCCATCATGGTCTGGTACTTGAGGTTTGATGTAAATATAAACCTTTCGTTTTCAGACATGACAGAATCATCTTTGAAATCGTTTCTATCTTTTTTAAGTTCAATCTCTTCAGGCCTCCAGAAGAACTCTAATTGTTTCTTATAGAGATCAAAAAATACAGGGTACTTAAACTTGTCATATCTCTGTAAGGACAAGTCCTCACCTAAGAATAGAGGTTGTTTAAGAGTGTCAACATTCATTTTGTTCAAGATACTTTTCATTATATCGCGCAGGCTCCACCTTCACATACTGGTTCTTTTTCTAACTTACCATCTCCGTCAGGAGTATTACAATAATATAGATTCTTGACTCCATATTTATAGCTGGTAATATTGTCTTTAATAATCTGACTTAGCGGTATAGACCCGTCTTCGTAATGATCATAGTTGTAATATAGATTTGCACTGATGCTCATATCTACAAACTTCTGCAATACCGCAACAATCTTAATTATAGCATTGTTATCTCGCATGTCAAATGCCAATGAGTAATATTTCCTACCTTTATGATAGTTCGGTACTAGCTGTTTTAGCACACCATTTTTTGCTTTTTTGTAAGAAAGTAGCTGGCGAACTGGTTCGATGCCGTTAGTACTGTTCTGGATTACCGAGCTGGATTCACACGGCATTATCGCAGATAACGTAGAGTGCCTGAGTCCAAACTCCTTTATTCTAGAACGAAGCTCTTCCCAATCCATTTTATATTCTGGAGGAACAATTTCATCCACTGCTTTCTTGTACCAGTCTATAGGTAGTTTTCCTTTGGAATATTTTGTATCCCCAAACTTTTCACATGGGCCGAGTTTCTCCGCTAATTTGCAAGACGCATCAAGCAGATACCACTGTATTTTTTCCATAGTCTCATGGATAAGCTGTGGTGTTTTTGGGTCGTCGTAAGTCAATTTGTTCTTAGCCAAGAATCCAGCTAGATTAGTAACACCAATTCCTAGAGACCTTCTGTTTTTTGTGAAGTTTTCTCCCGCCAGTATTGGATAATCTTGATAATCAATTACTGCCTCTAGCGATTCGACTGCGTTTTTGCACGCTATCTTAATATCCTTTTCAGAGTTAATTTCACAAAGATTCAGAGCTGATAATATGCATATACCTATTTCTCCTTCTGGATCGTCAACTGACTTGATTGGAACAGTAGGATGTATAATTTCTTGGCATAGATTACTCATGTGTACTGGAATATCCCACGAGCCATTTTCGTTACAATTATCTATGTTCATACTGTAGATACGACCAGTTTCTAGTCGCTCCCTAGCGAATACCTCAGCCAATTTTCTTGCATTGACCTTCTTTTTCATATTAATTGATCGTGAGTTTTCATACTTTGTATATAGCTCTTCAAACTTTTTATTGTCACCAAACGCTTCATACAAACCTTCTGCCTCGTCGGGGCTAAACAGTGTAATGTCTTCGTTTTTGATTAGCCTATCGTAGAATAGTTTGCAAAACTGAATTGAGTAGTCTAACTTTCTAACTCTATTATCGTCAGTCCCTGCATTATTCTTTAGCACTAATACGTCTTCAATCTCATAATGCCAAAAAGGGATGTGTACAGTGGCAGAGCCTCCGCGTAAGCCATTTTGTGACGTAGCCTTAACAGATGACTCAAAAATTTTAAGGTATGGAATAAGGCCGGTGTGGATTACTTCACCACCCCTAATTGGAGAATTGATTGGTCTTATTCTTCCAGCGTTTAATCCAATACCAGCTCTTCTCGCTGTATATTTTCCAACAGCATGTACACTTGAAAAGATGCCGTCTAAATCATCATCCACGTCTACAAGGACGCACGAAGCAAACTGTTTAATAGTTGATCTAACGCCGGCCATGATAGGAGTTGGCAGGTTGACTTTAAAAGTAGAATAGGCATCATACGCCTCCTTCACTCTAGATACTTTATTATCGTACCCAGAGAAAAGACACATGGCGATGCACATGTACGCAATCTGGGGGGTTTCGTAGATAATCCCTGTTGTCCTGTTCTTAATAAGATACTTGTCTATTAGTTGTTGCAGGCCTGAGTAAGTAAACATATTGTCTCGGTCGTGCTTAATGTAAGATGCCAGCTCATCTACATCTTCTCTAGTCCATGCGTCTAACATTTCAAGGTCATAGATTCCCCTGTCTATCATCAAACAGATGTGATGATATAAATCTGGTGGCGTAGTTGCGTGTTTCCAGACGCTTTTTCTAAGGGACATATTTAGAAGTCTAGCCGCAACATACTGATAGTTTGGTGTTGACTCTGAGATTAAGTCACTAGCACTTTTAATAAGAATCTGATGTATTTCATCAGTAGTAATTTTGTCCCTCACGGAGAGGTTCATGTTCATTTCTATATCGGAGGAGGAAACTCCATTGATTCCTTCTGTAGCCCATTCAACAACTTGGTGTATCTTTTCAACATCATAAGACTCCAGATCGCCACTTCTTTTAGTTACTTCCATTTATGCGTACCTCAGTGTGTAAAAAAACTCGCCCCAAGTGACATACCTGAAGCGAGTAAAGTAAACTTATTTATTTTCAATCTTCATTGTCAAGCTCATTGTACTATAGCAATTCTATATTGCAAGCAAAAATTATTCTTTTTTGTTATCTTTTGCCCACTGAGTAGCTGTTCCCAGCAATAGTGTCGCAATAGGTACAATTAAAGCAGTTGAAGCACCCCAATCAATGTTTCCGACTTCTGCGCCAAGATACGTTAATCCAGCAGCGAGAGAAACAAATAGAGTGTTGAGACCTAATTTTTTAAGGTCTGCCCCATTCAGTGAATACTTTTTAGAACCCATAATAAAATCCTTTCTAAGCCTTTATAAGACTTATTAAAAAACCGCCTTGTTCATTATCATTTAACCTGTAAGGATAACCCGTCATCCTTATATCCTGTCCATCGGAGGTCGTAACTTCTACTGAAAACTTTCTATTCATGTTTAGACATGACTCAAACTCTTTCATGAAGTCTTCTCTTTCGTCTTCATGTATGTAAGTTATCCAGTCATAGCCTTTAACATCCGTTAAAGTTTGTCCTGTCATAGCAAAAAATGGCTCATTCGTCCAAATCAATTTGCCTTTTTTATCTGTCTCAAATAAGGCTGTATTACTGTAGTGTAATGAAGCCTTAGTTCTTTGTTCGATTATTTTTTGTCTGTTCTCAATTCTTCCACATGTTGTATTGAGATTTATAACTGCGTCTTTGAGGCTTGATCCTCCGTTGCATGTTATTTCCTTTTCTATGTTCTCTATAGACTGAACAACCTCATCGTGTTTGTCTATGAATTTCATAGCGGGTCTTAAAACTTTGACCCATACTCCGGCTAAAAAACTGCCCAACGTCCCTAACATTGTTAGTAAAAGTGTTATATCTTCTATCGACATAGGAAAAGCCTTTGCGAAAAAATAAGCAGCCTACCCCCTTTCGGGGGCAAACTGCTAGTGGTACTACAACTAAATTAGCTTTCGTATGTCTCAGGAGACTTGTACTCATCTGAATTAGGTGTAGGCGATCCCTGCATGTATACTAGCGGAGAAGGATGAGTCAGTGGACTCAGAGCATTTCTGTCGCCAGATGAAGCAATCGCTCCATTTCCAGAAGGTGCGGCGAAGGTATATGATAAACCTGCGTCTGCGCCTTTAGTTCTGGAAGGCTGGATATTTGTCGAAGGCTGAGCAAGTACATCAATAGAAGTGCTTGCGCCAGACCCTGCGTGAACGTGCTTGATGCTGTCAGCGACACCATCGTACCCGAACCCACCAAAGTCAGAACCTACGATCTGTAGCGTAGTGTCAGCAGAATTATTAATCTTGCTAGCATAGCCACGGATTAAGAACTGAGGGTCATCAGCTGTTGGCTGATAGGCAATAGTACCAGATGCGATATGTCCACCAAGTGCAGTACCAATTCCAGTATTGTCTTTAGTAGAACCGTCTCCAGTTGCGTCGTTGATAACAATCTTGGCTCCGTAGGGTTCTCCGGCGATTCTGCCGAAGTCTACGTTTGATTTTGCGAGCGTGATTGGATCACCTTCTGCGATATTACCTGCCATTACGACCGTACCGCCGTCTCTTTTTTCTGCTACTGGATAAGCTCCAGATGCTGAAATAGTTGCCATAATAAAATCTCCTCGATTAAATTAAAGTGAAATAAATTTAAAGTTTTCCAGTTCCGGCAACTTCCTTTTTTCCTGTATACTATTATACACTACAACATACGGTCTTTTAATAAATTGGCTGATTTTTTGAGCTTTCTTCTGGTTGTTTCTCTATTGAAGTTGTGTTTTTTTGCCACGTCATCAATCGTATGAGAAAGCATCCTGTCTTTTAACATTTCTCCATTGGGTATGTTATCAATCTCATCATATAGATCAACCAAATTTCCACTCGCCTTTGGGTCAGAAATGTTGTCATGCAACTGACCAGTTCTCTTGCTGTAGCGGTTGTTAAACTTGACTGCTGAAATGCACTGCTGTCTCACCCCATTATATAGATAAGTAGTTAGTTTACACTTACCTTCTTCATGGGTTTCAACGGCTTTCCATAGCGCATTTAGTTTGCAAGTATAAATCTCATCTGGATCTAACTGTCTTGAAAATTTACTAGCCGCGCTAGTCATAACCTTCTGTAGTTCTTCGTTTTTCAATGCTTCTTCAAAATTCATATAAAGTCCTTAATCTAATAAAGTTTTTTCAATATTCTTCCTAACATCTTGGAATTCAAACATTCTTCCCACCCCTATAAAAAATCTATAGCGGCTTTGTATCTTTAGAACCTCTACTCCGCTAGTTTTTTCTAGCTTATTTTTGATGGATTCTGTTATATCAAAATTACTGTGTCCAATCCAACAATCAAAGCTGGACAGCACAGCCGCTTCTTTTAACAAGTCTTCTGAAATTTGTACCGCAGGACTGTGCATTGGTACAACATCAGTATATTCTTTCTCCATTTCTTCATAGTCACCCGTCTCAATTAAGTCTTTGATAATTGCTTGTTCCTGCTCTTGCAGTTGCAACATTACTTCCTGAACGAATGGGGAATGGAGTTGACTTTCTAGTACGTCTTCGTATTTTTGCCAACCAATTTTTTTGTTCTTACTCATCATCTTTCACCTCTTAAATTGCGTCAGATGGCTTTATGTATGGCTCTTCCTCTTCCTTTTTGTCTTCCTTTTGTTCATACGCTAAAGCTGTGATCTGTTCAGCTAAAACTAAAAATAAATCTGGTCTACCTTTTTCAATCAAAAAGTCTCTTATTAATTCAACTGTAGTGGTTGTGAACTTGTTCTGTGCTATGCCTGTTAGTAGCTCAGACATAAGAAATACATTTTCTTTTTCAACTTTTTTCAAGTTTGCTTCTACATAGGGAGAACCATCTTTGCTTATGAAGAATGTTATCGACGCGCGAATGTCTCTCTCTTCAGTAGATTCGTCAGAAATCTGTTCTTTTATCTCCTCTTCTACCTTTTTTGGTTGAAACGTCAATATGTTTTTAAGAAAATTAAACATTTAAAGCATCCTGAATTTTTGATACTGAATTCTGCCAGCTATAGCTCTTTGCTGTATCAACACCATTGGGGTTTTCTCTAACGCTGTTTTTGTATACATGTCTCATATAT